AGATGGTTTTCTTGATACCAATTTACATACTTTAGCATCAGAAAAGGAGGCGAAATCTTTTATCAAATGTATTGAGGAAAAATTAGGTGGCAAACTCAATCGTGAGACTCTTGAAGTAGAGAAGACTCAGCCAGAGTTCAAGGATGGGGATATAGTAACTATGCATAAGAAAAACTGTGATATAGTGTTCATTTTTAATAGACTGAAAACTGAAGGTTCTTTCTATTATTACGCTTTCCATGCACTCCAAACAAATACAGGTATAATAGATTGTCATACTACATTGCCTTGTGCGTGGACATTTTTTGAGGGCAAAATGAATTTTGCCACAGACTCAGAGAAGCAGCAGCTCTTTGGTGCTCTCGCAAAGGAAGGCAAGGCTTGGGATGCTGATAAGAAAATGATTGTGAACTTGAAGCCAAAGATTGAGCTGAAACCATTCGATAAGGTGTTGGTAAGAAATCAAAAAACAGAGGAATGGAGTGCAAATATATTTAGCCATACAGATAAGACTGATGAATATCTTGACTATGTATGTGTTAATGGCAGATGGGAGTTCTGCATCCCTTACATCGGTAATGAGCATTTGTTAGGTACAACTAAAGATGTGGAGGTATGAGCGTGAGACACACGTTAGCAACTTTGCTATGCAGAGAAAGGAAAGGCAGTGCGTGCATTGAAGACCAACTTCATTGAGAATGTGGATTTTATCAGTATTGCCAAAAATGGCAAAACTGCAACAGGTGGTTACAAAGAGGTTAGCTATCACCTCACCTCCGCTTGTTTGGAATATTTTGTTGCTCGCAAGGTTCGTCCGGTGTTTGAAGTGTACCGCAAGGTCTTTCATTGTGTAGCACAAGGCATCATACCTTCTTATCAGATTGAAGACCCAATTGAGAGAGCGAAGCGTTGGATAATGGAGCAGGAAGAGAAGAAAGCCATTGAGGAAAAGAACAAGGAAATGCAGCCAAAGGCAGAATACTTTGACAACTTAGTTGACAAAGGTTTGCTTACGAACTTCCGAGATACAGCAAAGGAGATTGGTATGAAGCAGAATCTGTTCATCAAAACCTTGATTAAGAAAAAATACGTCTATCGTGATAAACAGAATCACATTAAGCCATATTCGCAATACAATGGTGACTTGTTTAAGGTGAAAGACTGGGGAAACGACAAAGTTGTAGGTACAAGAACACTAATCACACCAAAGGGAAAGGAGACATTCAGACTGCTTTTCGGAAATGGTAATATGCCTTCGTTGAATTTCTAGGTAAAGGGAGAGGAATATCATTTCCCCTCCTTTGCCTTAATCTCCAGCTCGATAGGCTTGCCACAATGAGGGCAAACAAATGTTGGCTTAGATGGCTCTATTTCATATTTGAAGAAGTTTCCAGCTTGTCAACAATAGAACGAAGTTCTTGCAAGGAAGACGCTACAAATGTATCTCCATTTTCTGAGCGGACAAATGCACAGAAGTTAAACCTAGGCGAACACTCGCAGTAGATGTCTTCTGGGTCAACAAACAATTGCCAAGTTGGAATACCAAGAAGTTGTGCTATTTCTTCCAACCTCGCTTTTGTAGGGTTGCCATTGATAATGTTAGGGATACTTTGCTTGGTTATCCCTAACATCTTAGCAAAAGTAGTCTTTGTGATGCCTTTTTGCTTTAATATTTCTTCTAGTCTATACATATTATATATATATTAAATGATTGTACGAACTTATTCGTTTGCAAAGGTACGATTAAATTACGAAAGTAAGAAGAGAATATTACTAATAAATGTGAATAAATATGGTGGTTTGAATATATTCGTACTAACAAAAGTTAAATATAAGAAGATTTTCATACTTTCTCTTGGTAATATGAGAAGATATTCGTACCTTTGCAATGTCTTTAAGAGATAAAGGCTTTAAAGTTTAACTATCAATTGCTGTTATGCAGCCGAGTCGGCACTCGTAAAACGGTTTGAGGATATGACTACTTCAATTAAGAACAAGATGAGAAAGGTAATGCAGTTGGCACATAGAGCCTATCAGTTGAAATCAAGTTCAATGTCTTGGGTTGAGTGCTTGAAACAGGCTTGGCAGGTCGTAAAGCTTGAGGCAGCGATGAAGACCAAGGTTGTAGAGTTCTTCTTTATGAAGATGAATGGTGAGGTAAGACAAGCCTTTGGTACTCTCCTTCAGAGCCACATTGACTATACTCCAAATGGTACAGGGCATGCAGCATCAAGAGATTGCATCCGCTATTGGGATGAGGCAAAGGGTGCATGGAGACAATTCAAGGCTTATAACTTCTTGCGAGTTGCATAAAGATATATACACGTTCAAAGGTGTTTGGCGAGGCTTGATAGGGGGTGTGCCTTTAAACACCCCTTTAATTTAGGACTTTTAAAGTATTTGAGATATGGAGACAAATATTAAGGTTATCAAGGTTGTAGGTTACAAGGGTCACAAGCTGACTTTGGTAGAAGACGTTTTTAGACAGCAGTCTGTACGCATAGATGGTGTTGTTGAACCGGACTATGCTAGCATAGCCGATGCAAAACGAGTAATCAATGGTAAAGCCCCTAAATGGTTTGAGGATGGCTATATGTGGGACGAAGCTAGCAAGAAGGTAGTGAAAGACCCTAACGCTTTTCGATGGGAGGAGTAAGAAAATGGATGAGAATTTCTTGAATGTGCTCTATATCGAACACACAGACAAAATAGGCGTTTTAAAGGATGATAAGGGCGAAAGGGTATCAATTATCCTTGGGACAGACAAAACGCTTGTAGAACGCAAGAGAGAGGGTAAAACGTACCTTCTTGTACCTTTGACAAAGAACCATACATTTGTCTGCAAGGGTGATAGTATTAATGTTGATGGTGAGCATATCAAGAGTGAAATCTTCTTCCGTAAGGATGGTGCTCAGTGGATTGAGATTGACAAAGAAACGTTATCTAAGGTAGCGTAATATATTATATAGGTTACTTGGCAGCGAGTCGTGAGCGGGACACGACAGAAATATAAACTCCCACTGGTATGCTGCCAATAACCTTTTTTGTTTAACAATTTAAATTAGTTTTAAAATGACAGGATTCAAAAGTGAAAATGTCGAATTGGAGGCTTTGCCAGTAGCCTCATCAGTTTTAAACAACTTCAAAGAAGGAGGTGTTAGAGTTGTAGAAATTATTGAGCATGACGGCAAGCAATCCGTGAACGCAAGGGAACTGCACCAAAAGTTGGGCAGCAAGCAGCAGTTTGCTAATTGGATTAGAAATCGTATTGAAAAGTACGGATTCGTTGAAAATCAAGACTTTTGCTCATTTAATAAAGTTATTAAACGAGAAAATGGTGCTACAACAGTTACAGAGTATGCCCTTTCGCTAGATATGGCGAAGGAGTTGTGCATGGTTGAGAACAACGAGAAAGGCAGGATGATTCGCAAGTACTTTATTGAGGTTGAGAAGAAGGCTAGAACACAAAATCCATTTGCAATTCCTCAGACTTATTCTGAAGCCTTGCTTCTTGCTGCAAACCAAGCAAAGCAAATCGAAAAGCAGCAATTGGCATTGGAGCAGAAGAAAATTGAGAATGACAAGCTGGTTGCAGATGGTAAGCGCAAGGACGCAACCATAGTACGTATGAAGCCTAAAGAGGTATTCACGGATGCGGTTGCAGGTAGCAAGGGCAATTGCCTAGTTGGTGAGGTTGCGAAGTTGATAACCCAGAATGGCTACAAGATTGGCGAAAAGCAATTTTTTGCTTGGTTGCGTGATAATGGCTACCTTGGAAAGAAAGGAGAGCGTTACAATATTCCTAACCAGCAGTATATGGGTAAGAATCCTTTGTTTTATATCAAGAGAGGTGTGCGACAGGGTGATAATGGAGTGTTGCACACGACAAGTACAACAATGCTGACACCAAAGGGACAGATTTATTTCGTAAACAAGTTCCTTGGAAAAGGAGGTTTGCAAGGCGATCTGTTTGCGAATGGTGAGGCACACGATAAATAAACTGTATTGTTAATAATGTGGGGACGTGGTTAGGCTGCGTCTCCACAATAAAAAAAAGATAGATGCAAGATATTAACAAATTATCAAGAAGAGACGATGAAAGTATATGTAGTAATTTCTTCATACCAACATGGGTTGGGTGAAGCAGTGGAGGTTGATGCAGAAGTCTTCTCTACCATAGATAAGGCAAGAAAAGCGATAAGACACAAAGGGATGAACACTTTGGAGAATTACAAGCGAGTTTTGAATTGCGATGATTATCTATGCAATATCTCAGATTCTTTCTTCCATATCTCAGACAGCGAAGGAGAAACGTGGGATAATTTCGACATCGTAGAACAAGAATTAAAATAATAAAGCTATGAAGATTGATGTTATCAAAAATATTTTGGAAGATGCGAAGGAGTGTGGTTGCCTTGTGACAATTACACTTGTAAATGGACAAGTATCTCATGTAAATTTCAGTAAGCATATAAAGAAGTTTACTACTACAGATGATGTTATCTTAGACGAGGATGGGCATCTTGTGACAATAATTGATACGGATGGAAGTTGTGACTACATTGATAGCGATTCCATCATTCGTATATTTAGTAAAGAAGGTTTATAACAATTGATTAGATAAGAATATGGATGCTGGTCATGTGAATGTGATATTGGGCGAAGCCGAGAACAAAGGTCTTAGAGGAAATATCAACTTGGTAGGTGGAGCAAAGATAAGTTTCGACTTCAATAGTGTTGGTGGTGAAACCTCTTTCAATTGCAATACAAAGAACAGAACACTTATGATTGGGAGTGGGAATACAGTAGTATTCACACGTAAATACATAGATTGCAACTCTATCCAGTATATTGAGATAGTTGAGCGTACAAACTAATTCTAGGAGATAAGAATATGGATATATTAGATTATTATGAGGTTGTCTCCTCAAAGATTTCCAAGTTGGAAAGCATGAACGAGGGGCTTGTATTAATAGCACCGGAGCAGGAGGTGGATGGAATCCGTTCCTTGATGGTGGGATTATATGTGCTAGAGCATAAACGATACAAGATGTACATATTCAACTCCTCTATGAATGAGGGTGAACTTGGTGACAAGTACAAGGCGATGGTCAGTACGATGGATGTACTTAAACCGGATTGGGACAGAATCAAAGAGAAAAGGCGGAAGAGGATTTAACTAACCTCTTACAGCCTTAAGTACAGAAGAAACATACTTGATGGTTATTTATCTGAATACATCAAGCAAAAGTGTGTTGAAATATCTGAGAATGCAAATTATTTCAAGATTATTTTTAGAAAAGATGAAAATAAATTAGAGTTTCCTTGCATTTCTCGAAGGTTTTTGTTACCTTTGCGGATGCAAATAATAAAACAATGAGCTTATGAAAGTATTATCTATTCGCCAGCCGTATGCTTGGTTAATCGCTATCGGCTGCAAGACCATTGAAAACAGAACCTGGAATAGAAAGTTCCGTGGTCGTTTCCTTATTCATGCTAGCCAAGCCAAACCTGAAAAACTTGACGGATGGCAGGAGAGCGCAATGAAGAAATATTGCCAAGAGCATGGTATTGTTATTCCGGACTTCAAAGACTTACCAACGTCAGCCATTATCGGCAGCGTAGAATTGGATGATATTCAATTCCATGAGGCTTATCCGGATGCGTTTGCTGAAGATTTTCAGTATCACTGGTTCTTGAAGAATGCTAAATTGTTCGATGAGCCGATTAGAAACGTCAAAGGCAAGTTGTTTCTCTGGGATTATGAGTACAATGAAGCCAAAAAGTAAAATAACAATACTTCTGTAATAAAAATACAAGTCATTGGAAATTAGCGCAAAAGTGTTTGTTCTTCTAAAAGTTAGATAAGAAGTAAATGTAAACATATTATTAAATGTATAGAATATGAAGAAGGTCTTATATTTTATTTCTTTTGTTGTGCTCTTGTTGACTAGTTGCACATCAAAGGAAAACAAAGCAGATGCCCTTATTAAGGCAAGAGGGTTTGAGTGCGCCAATGTAGAGAAGTTAGAGGAATTTCAATGCAATCCTGCTTCTGCCGAAATGATTATGGTTGCTTATAATAGTTTGTGGCGCAACGACTCGTTGTCTAGGAATATGCATTTGTCTAGTAGTAATATCAATTATGTTTATAATGAGATACAAAGACAAGAGCAAAATGCAAAAAATCTGTTGGAAAAAGCTGATGAGATTAGCATGATTAATAATCACACAGAATTATGTGGTTATTATGTTGTTATCTCTCCCGACAAGATTAATGGTGCGTATATAGACAAAAATAGAAAATGTACAAGATATGAAGTCTTCTTCGATAAAGATGTCGAACGCATCATAGGAATACATCCAATTCGTAAATAAACGAATTAACAGGTTTAGTGTTGTAAAGTTAGTATATTGACAATTTAAATAAATGTGATTATGAAGAAGAAATTAATAATTGCCATCATCGTAGCCATTCCCTTGTTGATGGTGTGCAGTGGATGTGGAAATAAAAACAAACAACCTACTATCGAGGAGCAGATTGCACGTAACAAATATATAGACAAGATTATGTGTAATGATTCATGTAAGGCAAAACGTGATGTAGTTTTAAAGAAATATTTCGGTTCAAACTATACTTTAGCCAAAAGTAAAATTAACAATTATGACAGCAATTATAATTGGGGATTTTTTATGGACGATGGAGTCTTAGATGGCACAATAAATGGAGCAAAGGGAAAATATGAATATCATATAGATATTACGGTTTCTATAGAAAATCCACTCGATTGGACACTTACGGAATTTCGTGTAAAGGATATAAAAACACAACATTACGTTTATGTAATAAGAAATGGAAGTGAAGAAAATGTAGAGGAGTATGAGAAGGCAATTACAACGAGCAATTCAGAAAGTGATATATATGTTTCTGATGAAGACTTATCCGCAATCGAGGATGCTTTGCAAAGAGAATGGGATATTAGTAACGCTTCTAGTGCTGTAGGTGCAGAAAGTTCAAATGTCTTCAAGGTCAAGAAAGAAAGTGTCAGCGGAAATGAGGTAACTGTTTCTTATTCTTTGCGTTCAACCTATGGTGGTCAGAAGAAATTCGTTGATTTGCATGGCGTTGTTAAGAAGAATAGTGATGGCTCTTGGAGTGTTGTAAACTTAGGCTATTAACAGTTTTAGTTTAAAAATAGTTTGTTTGGCATGTTACAAGACTAATAATATAATAAGGTATAAATTTTAAAATAGGTTTTCAAAAGAAAATAAAGCTTAAAAGAATAAAGAAATACACTAAATAATTTGCGTGTTTCAGAAATTATGCTTACCTTTGCAAACGAAATCAGAAATGGTTCAAAAATCTCATAATTCGCAACTTACCACGTTATGTGAAGAATGAGTTTTTTCAAGTACGTATGCAACTAAAAAAAAAGGTTGTTCAATTCTACTTGGGAAATATGGTATAGTAAAGTATTGTGCGGTACAGTAAAGTGCAGTATAGTTCTGTTTAGTTTAGTACAGTTCTGTAAAGTAGAGTAATGTAAAGTACAGTGAAGTAAAGTGAGCCATCCTTTGGGGTGGCTCTTTTTTGTTAATAGTGGTTAATATAACAAAAATGTTACCATAAAATTTGGTCGTATAACAAATATGTTATATCTTTGCATTGTCTTAAGGACAAAAGAGTTCTTGTAACAATGAAGAAAAGCGAATTGATTAAGAGACTGAGAGAAGCGGGATGCTTCCTGTCTCGACAAGGTTCGGGACATGAAAAATGGACTAATCCAAAAACGGGAAAGTCTCAATTCGTGCCAAGACACGCTAGAGAGGTCGCCACAGGCACCGCTCATAGTATTCTAAGAGAATTGGTTGGGGAGTAATCCCCACCTTTCTCTCTTCATTGCTTAAAGGACTCTTTTTTTTGTTAAGAAGATAAACGAATATATATATATATGAAGAAGATTAAAGTTATTGTAGAACAAGCCAAGGATGGGTCTTTTTGGTGTCATACCGAAAATGGCATAGATAAGGTTGGTTTAAACTCTTGTGGAGAAACTGTTGCCGCTGCGAAGCAAGACTTAATGGATTGTTTGGTGTTGGCAAAAGAGGATGCAAAAGAGAATGGAGAAGTGTTTCCTGACGTTGAATTTGAATACAAGTATGACTTACAATCTTTCTTTAATTATTTCTCTTTCCTCAATGTGTCAGAGATTGCAAAACGAGCAGGTGTCAATCCTTCATTGATGCGTCAGTATAGTAAAGGCATAAAGCAAGCTGGCGAGAAAACTTATGAACGTTTGGCACATTGTATGAATGAAATAAAAAAAGATTTGGTAGCCGCTACCTTTTAGGCGTGTGGCTTCATTGTTACAATAGATAAAGAACTCAGAGCCTTCTGCATGTGAATGTGGAAGGCTTTTTTTTGTCTAGACCTTATTCTTTGCACTTAAATCTTTAGTGAAATAGCACACATTAATTCTTTCGTCATTCCTTTGAATATTAGCTAATTTTGCCAAATAAAAAGTAAAGAAATGTCAACGTTAGAATTTAATATCAAAGCGAATTTCGACCAAATCAAGCAAGCCAAGCAAGAGCTTGTAAGATTGCAAGGTGAGTTATTGAAGACTTCGAGAGCGACAGATAAATCTGTGGTTCAAGACCTCACGGATAAATATGCGGAACAAAAGCGTAAAGTAACCGAACTAAACGAAGCAATGGGTCGTTATATTATGGTAACGAGCAGCGATTATGCAAAGAAAATGCAATCTTTGACAAGGGAAGTATATGCTTTTGAATTGCAAGCCGACTCGTCCAGGCGAAAGATAGAGAAGCTTTCCAATGAGATAGCGAAGATGGAAAGCAAAATGCGCAGAGGTGGCCTTGATGTAGGAACAAGCGCAATTCTTTCTGATAATATATCATCCAGCTATGCCTCGTTGAAAGACGAAAAGGCTAGACTGGAGAATCTTACGGGATTAGGTAAGCAAGCGAGACAAGAGTTACAGAATATGCAAACGGAATATGCTAAGTATTCGGGTTCTGTATCTCCTGCTAAGGATATGACCAATCAAATGACAAATGCATTTGCCCAAATGATTGCGGAAATGAAGCAAGCCCCTACTGTCGGTGAAGGTATTTCTTCATTATTTGGTCGTTTGAATGGAGACGCAAGGCAACTAGCTATGAGTTTGGTTGGAGGTCTGGGTCTTGAACAATTGGCTGAGCACATCTTTAACGTCCGCTCTCAATTCCAACAATTGGAAATTTCTTTTACGACAATGTTGGGTAGTGAGCAAAAGGCTGGTGCGCTTATGGATGAACTTATCCAAACTGCTGCTCGCACACCTTTCAACATGACAGACGTTACAGAAGGCGCAAAACAACTTTTAGCATATGGAATTCAAGCCAATGAAGTAAATGACACCTTGGTACATTTGGGTGATATAGCTTCTGGCCTTAATGTTCCTTTGTCGCAGCTTGTTTATTTGTACGGCACGACCATTTCGCAAGGAAGAATGTTTACAATTGACTTGCGTCAATTCATGGGTCGAGGCATTCCGATGGCAGAGACGTTGGGGCAAATCATGGGTAAGACCGTATCCCAAGTGCAAGAAGCAGTAACGAAAGGTGAAGTCGGTGCAGACCTTGTGAAAGAAGCGATTGTGAGGATGTCAAGCGAGGGCAGCAAATTCGGAGGCCTGATGAGCAAGCAAGCCGAAACCCTTCAAGGTCGTTGGTCGAACATAGAAGATACGATAGACCAAGCAATCAACTCTATAGGACAAAAGACACAAGGAATCTTTGGAACAGGTCTTGACTTAATATCTTCTCTGATAGAGAATTGGGAAACTTTGGTTAAAGTTATTGGTTCAGCGGCTGTTATGGTCGGAACTTACAAAGCTGGCTTGATGGCAGCGGCAAGCATTCAGAAGGTTCAGAATGCTATGACAATGGCATCAATCACAGAGGAACTTGATTCTAAGTTAGGAGAGGCAAGAGACCAAGAAAACAACTTCCGTTCCTTAAATGGTAAAGACACCAAGCAGTATCGGGCAAATAGATACAAGGCTTTAGGTGATGCTATTGCCGATACGTCAAACATCGGTGATGATAAGACCGAGAAAATCGTCTCAAAACAAATTGAGATGGCGAGAAACGAGGGGCTTATCACCGAGCAGATGGCTCAACAACTCCAAACAAAGCGAGATTTATTGGTTGCCCAGCAAAAGGCTGCTGATAATGAGCGTATGGAGTATGAGAACGCAAAGCGGACAAAAGAAATAGAAGAGGAAGCCGCACGACAGAAGAGAGCCGATGCGGAAATGGCTGCTGAAATAAACGCAAAGGCTGCAAAGAAAGCCGCTATAGACGAGGCTAACAATACTCCTTTGGGTAAGGCTATTCTTAACACAAATGCTATAGAGGAAAAGAAGAAACAGGCAGAGGTAAGCATTGAATTAGCCAAAGAAGAAGCAAGGGAACAACATGGAATTGTTGAGGAAATCGGTGCTCAAATCAAAAAACAAGAAGAACTTGTAGCCGCAAAAAAGGAGCAGGTAAAGTCTTCATACCAAAACGTGACTGATTTGGGCGGTTATGATGATAGCTTTGGTGATGATTTGAAATTACGAGACCAAGCAGTAAATCAATATGTAGCTGAGCAGCAAAAGTTGAACGACCTCAAGCAGAAGAGTTATGAGGCTTCCCAAAAGGCATATATCGCAGACCAAAAAGTATTGGGTATGCAAGAAGACCTTAAAGGTGTAACCCAAGAGCTTAATCAAGCTATAGAGGAGGAAAACCGAATCTATGGAGAAACTGGCTCTAATGCGGACGAGATAAACAAGCTGGTGAATGAGGGGGTTGCGGCAAAAGAGGGCGATACGGCTGCGGTTAATGCAAATACTGCTGCTAAACAAGGGAACACGTCAACAGAAAATGCCAACTCAACGGCACGAAACGCTAATACCGGAGCTACCACAAGACAATCTGCATCAAATGTGGCAAACACAACCACAGAGAATGTTAATTCTGCGGCTACCGGAGCGAATACGGCTTCTCAAAACGTGAATACAAGTGCGAAGCAACGCAATTCCTTTGTTACTGGTATGATGTCAGTTGGTACAAAGGCAGCAACCTTGGCTCAATCGGCTTTTTCTTGGGCAACTAATGCTTTGACAACAAGCTTGCGTAGTCTTTGGGCTGCAATGCTTGCAAATCCATTGACAACTGTCATTACTTTAGTGAGCACAGCTATTTCTGTATTCTCTATGTTTGGTGACGAAACTGAAGATGTTGCGACAAAGACAACAAATATGGGGAATAAAGCATCCGAGGCTAGTGCCAAGGTTCGTTCCCTGTTTGCTATCTTAGGGGCAGGCAAGGATGCGGAAAACCACAAAGAGACAATAGATGCATTGAAAAGCGCATACGAAGAGTATGGTGTAAAGCTCGATGAAACAATTATGAAGTCCGAAAACGAAGCTTCAAAGGTACAAGAGCTTATAAAGCATAAGGAAGATTTGATAGGCGTTATCGAAGAGCAAACTATTGCTATGCAACATCAAAATGCCGTGCAGCAGATTTATGATACATACAAGAACGAGAAGGATAAAGCTAAAACGAATTTCATAAATGCCACGGATGGTGTTCTTACCAAGGAACAAGCAGGAATGGCGACAATGGTGGTAAGCCAAGAAGATTTGGATAAAATGGCGAAGCTGCAAGATGAAATCGATGGATTGGATGAAAGGACTAACAAGTACAAAGAAACAGTAGCAAAGCTACGATTAGTATCTGGAAATGTATACAAGGATATTGAAGCGTACTATCTCAATCTGGGATTGACAAAAGAACAAATATCAGAAATAACCGCTGAGACATATAGCTATATTGCAGCAAGCACACGTGCCAATGTAAATAAGCAAAAGTCTCTTGAGATGGAGGATAAGTCAAGAGCGGCAGCAGAGAAAACAAGGAATGCTATTAATAATCTTTCAGGTAGTACAAAGGAGAATGCCGAACGTAACAGGTTGGCGAAAAAGTCATTTAAGGAAATGGCTGTTGAAATGGATGAAATCCGAAAGATTTGCGAGAGAACTTATCATATGAAAATCAAGGTGGATTATGATGATAAATCATTGCCGGCTTGGATTAAGAATATGTCTCAGAGCCAAAGAGTAGAAAGTGCAAGAGCAAGATTGGCATGGTTGAAAGCCCATAAGCCAGGAGATACAACAAAGAAGTTTGGTGGTGTAAATAAGGATTATTGGACTATTTATAATGAAAACCGAGGGCTTCAATACAAGGGGGAAAAGGTAGAGAGTACACCAACCGAGACTGAGGCTCAGAGAAAGAAACGTCTCGCTGCTGAAGCTAAGAAAAAACGTGAAGCGGAACGTGCGGCAACTAAGGCAGAGCGTGAAGCAAATCAAAAGGAGACGATGGCTGGTAACAAGCGCAAGGCTGAGGAGGACTATTCCAAGTCTATTTCATCCTATTCGGAGAGAGCAAGCGATGAGTTGTCAAAGCGAAGAACGGAATTGATTAAGAATGAGACCGAAAAGGAGATTGCTCAAATTAATATGTCTTCAGACAAGGAGAAAAAGGCTATAGAGGATTCTATTGACAAACTCGTTGAGGCTAAGAAGAAGAAAGACCAGATCGTTTGGGTAAATTCGGGAAAAGGTCGTAAAGCCAACATGTGGAAACAGGGTAAGTCCGATGCGGAATACCGCAAAGAGGTCTTGGACACACAAATGGTTGACGACAAGGGTAATCATCTTGGGAAGACCATTGGGCAGAACTCAGAAGACCAAATTGCCTTGATTGAGAAACAGAGGCAATTAAAGCTGAAGGAAATACAGCAAGCAGAGATTAAGGACATGTTGGATTTCATGAAGCAATACGGCAGCTTAGAGCAACAACGTTATGCTATTCTGAAAGAATACACGGACAAGATAGACCTTGCTAGAGAGAAAGGTGATACTTTTGGCGCAGCGAGTGCGGAAATGGAGATGAACGACCAGTTGAAGAAGTTGAATTTTACGGATTTCAAGGATTCTATCAATTGGGATGTTGTCTTTCAGGATATGAACCGATTGAGTATTCCTTATCTTGAAGACCTTCGCAAGAAGATGAAGGAGTTGCTTGGTTCGGGTACGTTGGAAATTGATGACATGAAATCCGTATCTGACCAAATCTACAAGATTGATGATGCGATTTCCGAGCAGAAGGATAGATGGGGATTGGTTAATGATGCAGTCCGTGAACACCGTAGGCTTATTGATGAGGCAAAGGATGCGCAAGACCGATTGGCACAAGCTAGGAAGGGGGAGTTTGATGCCAAGGCTGATAATATGAGCCAAAGGAGAAAAATCCAAGGCGTGTTTGCAGAAAGTGGGGTTAACATAGATACCAGTAATATCACTTCTGCCAATAAGGACAAACTTATGAGTTCTACCAAGAATCTCAGTGTAAGCCAAACGGAGAAGTTACGTAAGCTTTTTGATGATTTGGCGGTTTCAGAGGTTAAGGTTGGAAAGGCAACAAAGGAAGTTGGAAAGGCACAGGAAGAAGCCAAGGTAAAGCAGGATGCTGCAAAGAAGAGCTTGCATGATACTATAGAGGAATGGGCTGAGGGCTTGAGGAAAATCCAAGAGAAGCTGAAAGACCTTCCTGGGTTAGTCGATGCGTTAGGTCTCGGAAGCACAGGCTTTGGTAAAGCTGTAAATAATGGAATGGATGCATTGAACAGTGGAACACAAGCCTTTTCTGATTTTGCAAGCGGAAACTACATAGGCGCAGCTATGAATGGAATAAAAACCATTAGCTCGTTGGGTAAGATGTTCGGTATTGGCGGAGGTAATGGTGCAGAAGTTGCGAAGAAAACAGAAGAGCTGACCGAGAGCAATGACAGATTGATGTATTCCATTGATAAGTTAAAAGAGTCTATTGACAAATCTTCCGGTTATACAGCCGTCAGCAACTATAATGCTGCTTACGATGCTCAAAAACAGGTTAACACCCAAACGATGGATATTCTCAAAACACAGATGGGGTATCATGGGGCACACCATTCAAATGCTTATTATTGGAATCTTTCTGCACAAGATTATGCGGCAATCAATAAGACTTTGGCTGAGCAAAGTAAGATAAGGGGTGGTTATACTAATTCTTCGATAAACAAGGTCAATTCCTTGGAGGATATATACAAGCTCACTCCAGAGCAGATGGCTGACATTCGTACACATAATGCGGATGTATGGAAGAACATGACCGACCAAGGCAAGTATGATAAGACGGAATATTGGGAGCAATATACAGAACTGGCGGGAAAACTAGAGGAGTTGACGGAGCAAATCAATGAGAATTTGACTCAAACAACCTTTGATTCGATGAAGAGTGACTTCATAAACAATCTTATGGATATGAGTAAGTCTGCAAAGGATTTTTCTAATGACTTCACTACAATGCTCAACCAGTCGATGCTTAACTTCGCTTTGGGAGACCTTATGAATAAAAAGCTTAAGCCTCTTTATGAGAGCTGGGCAAACAAGATGAAGGAGAATGGAGGAAGGCAGCTCACGCCAACCGAATTGAATAATCTTAAAGAAGAGTATGATAAGATAGTTCAAGAGGGTTTGGCTATTCGTGATAATATTGCTGATATTACGGGTTACAAGCAATCTTACGAGCAGTCCGCTTCTTCCGGTTCTTTTGAATCAATGAGCCAAGATACAGGAGAAGAGTTGAATGGTCGTTTCACAGCGGTGCAGATCGCCACAGAGGGAACGTACGAGGAAGCAAAGCTCATAAATACCAAGTTGGATGCTATTGCTGCTCGTGATGGTGGTATAGAGGGTAGCTTATTAACGGCTAGCGTGAATACCATTATGGGTGATGTAGGTAATATATGGACCGCCGTTGATGAGGGAAGAACCATTCTTGCACAAAGTTTGATGTGCTTGCAGTCGATAGATGAGCGACAAGAAAGCTGGAATAAGCATATTTTACAGATGAGCCGTAATCTTGACACTATCAAAAACAAGGTGGATAGGTTGTAATACAAAAGGTGTGGAGAAATACAACTAAGCGCATGTATGCGTCCAGATGCAAGTCTCCACACCTTGAAAGTAGCCGAGGGAAAAATTTCCCCGAGGGTTCATTTCCTAAATTTGTGAAATGAAGAAGTAAGAAGATGCTCGCTTAATAAAATTATTAGATGAGGGGTTAAGCATCATTTACCCCCATTGAAAGCAAATGGTAAGGTTTTTCATAAAGTTGTGAAAAACGTATGCAGTACAAATCCATAGAAAATGTGTTCATAATAAGTGTATGGAAATTGACAAAAAGTGTCAACGATTAAAAAAAACAAAAAATCACATTAGTCTATATTATTTATCAGATGTAGGGGTGTCGCTACAGGCTACACCCCTTAGACTTGCCAAAATTGGCAAAACTGACCCAAACAAAGTTTGTATTAGGTGTTCCTAGGATGGAAACCCTTTAGCGTTGACTAATAAGCGTGAATGAAAGATAATAATTACTAAGATAGTAGAACCAGATGGTGATTGCTAGCAAGATTAAGAAGATGGTGCAAGGATGATAGAAAAGGGGTGTCTTCAAAAATGATAATACCCCAAAATTGGTGTATTTGGTAGCCTCAGCGATTAAAAGGTGTAAAAATCTCACCTTATTGTTTATTAAAAGAGGTCTCCACAATTTTGAGGACACCCCATTTTGTAGGTTTTAGCCAGAATTGTCAAAAACTGATTAAGGGTAGGAACATTGTTCCGATCAGGTTATCCACAAGGGGTTTTTAACTAGATAGTTATAAACTTGATAGGAACACTTTCAACGAGTCCAGATTTGGGCTAGTACGAGGGCGCAAAATTGCTTTCTCGTTGATTATCAAGCGTTACCCCAAAAAGTTAGTACGAGAGCCTAAAAATCGGCTATCGTTGAAAATCAAGATGTTACATAGTTTTCCCCCATTTGGGTGAAAACCATCGGGCTTGTTTTCTAGCTCGTTGAATGATTGGTGTTGTCTCCAAAGGTTCAATAGGACAGAATATCCGTCCTATTTATCCTTTGAAATGCAACCACAAATCACATTTGGATTGTGGAACGGACGCAAATCTGCTTTGGTTGGCATCTTTATTGTTCAAATAAATATTTCCATTGGTTATTATCCTCTACATAACATTCACCATATGGGAAGTCTTCATATATTTCTTTATTTAATGAAATGAATAAATGTCTTTCTGAATATTTTGATTCAGTATTAAAAAGAACATCAAATGTTTTAATTTCCGTTTCTCCATCTAACTTTATGGACAAAATTCCATCTTTTACAAAATATGTTCCTGTATGCTTTGAGTTGAAACCACCAAAAGAATTATAAGTACGATAAGCAACTTTGTTGCTCTTAAATCCAATAATACCGCTAACTCCTTTGCTGTACCAAATAGTGTTATCTAGCATTTCTGCTGTAACTTGCTCATTCTTTGGGTATTCATCAGTATTGTCGCTAGAGCACGATGTTAGCACAATCATTGAAGCAAATATTAGGGCAAACACAAATAAAAGTTTCTTCATAATCCTATACTTTTTAATTATTGAACTTTGTGGGGAACCCCCACGTTACTTAACTCTTTCCAGTTTATCCAGCACATCCCTAGCTCCAGCTATGGATGATGCGGAATACTAGTATGTAAAAGTACATCTTTTATACGAAACCGCCATTGTTCATCTTTATATTTAACTATCATTATACTATCTGTTATATTTTATTATAATAATCTTTTTTTGCATTAATATGCTTGCAAGTTACACTAAAAAGTCGTATCTTTGCATCCGATTTCCACATTATAGGAATAATAGCTTAATTTTTAGAGCGTGAGTCACACGTTAAAAACTGAAAAGGAAAATAGAATGAATGAGATTAAAGTGATTAACAAGTCAATGCTTCTTGGAAAGGAGATTGACGTGTATGGAACTGCTGATGAGCCTTTGTTTAAGGCAAAGGACGTGGCAAGTTGGTTGGATATTCAGAATGTTTCTGACATGATAAAGAATATCGACCAAGATGAAAAGGTGTTAGATTCAATCTATACCCTTGGTGGAACACAAGAAGTTTGGTTGCTTACTGAGGATGGGGTGTATGAGGTCTTGATGCAAAGCCGTAAGCCAGTAGCCAAGCAGTTCAAGAAAGGAGTGAAGACCATCTTGAAGTCTATTCGCAAGACAGGTGGCTATTCCGTGGCTGGAACTATTACTGATAAGACGAAGGCAGGCATGATTTGGGTGAAAGGCTGCAAGGAGCTTTTGAACTTAAACGATGCATCAACACTTGCATTGATGCAAAAGGTAGCCGAACCTTTAGGCTTGCCAACTCCAGACTACGTAAGCAGTAAGGGTGTCTTGAAGTCTTTGAGTGTATTGCTTGAAGAGAAGGGCATTGGAATATCTACACAAGCATTTAACAAGCTCCTAGTCAAGGATGGTTTGTTGCAAGTGCTTTATAGAAAAAGTAGTAAAGGTAAGCAAAAACAATTCAAGAACATTACCGAGAAGGGCTTGCCTTATGGTGAGAACAAGCAAAACCCAAAGAATCAGTCTGAGACACAGCCTTTGTGGTATGAGGATAAGTTCGATGAGGTTTTGAAGATTGTAGGCTTATTGTAGAGGAATATATTTGAAACGATTTTAAATACGATAAACAGGAAGACGTTCATACCTTAATGAATAGTGAACAATTCACAGAAGGTATTGATTATCAAGTTTTGCGCAATAATGCACAAAACCACAAGGAATAAGAATAGAAGTGTTGAAGGAGAGGAATACTATTTCCCCTCCTTTTTGTTCTTCGTTCATCACATAGACGGGGGATTTTCTTGTACCTCCATTAGGCATTGGAATATCCATAGAAATCAACTTGAAATCCCTGATAAGGTCTTGGAAACCAATGTGAGCCGATTTTTCGGCTCACATATCGAATACAATATCTGCACCCATACTTATCCCTCCACCTTAATATTGATAGGCTTACCACAATGAGGGCAAGTAAAGATTGGCTTGGTTGGTTCTATTTCATCTTTAAAGAAGTCACCAACTTTGCACCCTAATACATCAGCAATACGTAGCAATGTCTTCATCGTTGGGTTACGGCTGAGGTTTTGGGTGAAAGTAAATCTTGTAATACCCATTTCTTTTGCTACCTGTTCGATAGTAAATCCCTTTTCTTTGATAATTGTTTTAACGTCCATATTTCTTATATATATTAATGTGAGACTTTATTTTGTGTGCAAAGATAATACATATAAATGAAACTACCAAATTTTTTCTTTGTTTTGTGCAGGTAAGTTCTAACAATGTGAATAAAAGTAAAGAATAAAATCTAAATTATCTTATTTTGTTAATGATTGTTTATATTCTAACATTTTCTCTCAAATTGTTTGGTATGTTAGAATATATTTTGTATCTTTGCATCGTGATTAAGAAACAAAGGTCACAAGAACATTATTAATTTAGTTGAGGCAGCGCCTCCGTGTTCGGCACACGTAAAACGGTATAGCAATATGACTACTTCAATGATAAGAAGAAACTTGATTCAGAAGTTCGTTATGACAGAGTTCGTAAGCAACAGAATGAACACCCAAAAGGACGTTGATAGAATGTTGAATATGATAACAATAAAGCTCAATATGAACAACGATGAGGCTAAGAGCTTCTTGCGTGAGAGCATCGGACTTGCAAAGTAAGTAATTTAAGTTTAACGTTTAAAATTGAAAGATTATGGCTACTACATTTAAGAATATGATGAGAGAAGTGATGAAGCTTGCTTGGCAGTTCATCAAGAAGAATGGCTACACAATGAGCGAGGCTTTAAAGGTCGCTTGGATGAACATCAAGCTGAAGGGTCAGATGAAGAAGCGCATCGTGAAGTTCTACTTCCAGAAGGTTGATGGCAGCTTGCGTGAGGCATTCGGCACATTGAGCGAGAAGGTTATCCCAGCTACACAGGGTGCAGGTCGCAAGATGAATGACACTTGCCAAGTGTACTTTGATACCGAGAAAGAAGAATGGCGTTGCTTCAAGAAGGCAAACCTTATGAGAGTTGCATAACAGATTTCTAACGATTTAAAAAGAAACTAGATATGAGCGCAAAGATTATCGTGATGCAAGGCAACATGGTTGCAACCATCGAAGAGACGAACAAGGACGCATTTCTCAAGCGTGGAGAGTATAAAGAGACCGATCTGGACAGACATAAGCGTGAGGTCGATTTCTTGATTACAAGCATCGCTAACCGCTACGAAGTGACATTCAATCACAAGGTAGAGCTGAAGGAAAGCCGAAGCATCAAGAAAAGCGAGTATTTCGATAACATCTACTACGTTACCGAGAATGCATTGAACAAGCTGAAAAAGCAATACTCATACGAGTGTGACTTGTAATAGATTTCGTGAGGCACACGCTAAACTGCACCGGACTTTGGACATTAAATATTTAAGAGATATGGATAAGAATTTGATGGATGCTCTTTACGTTGAGCATGATGGCAAGATTGGCGTTTTAAGCTCAGATGAGTACAAGGTGGTATCACAGGTTATCGGCACGGATTTGACGCTTGTGTACGACAAGAAAGAGGGTAATACGTACCTTTTGATACCACTAACCCGAAAACATAAGTTCGAATGCAATTGTAGTCACATTATCGTGGATGGCAAGCGGTTCGATTCTGACATCTTTTTCCGCAAGGATGCTTGCCAATGGATTCAGATGCAATCAAAAGAAATGCTATTAATGGTAGCGTAACATAAAATTAAGGTGAGGCACACTTGAACAACTGCACATTATCTTTGAGGTTTAACAATTAATTCCGTGAGCAATGGAAAGAAGAAGTAATGTGCAGCACCGTGCCTTGAAAGTTGGTCGTGCTGGCGATGGCAGAAGTCCTCCAATGTCAAACGAATGTTAATGTTTTAAATAAAACACTAAAGCATTTGCAAGTTAGAGAAAATAGCATTAACTTTGCAGCCGAAAGTTATAATGGTTGTGAAGCGAAGAGCACGACTGGAAAGAAATTGAGAATTGTAAAAATAACACATAAATTTCATTTACTCCAAGCGTGGAGTATCGTCATTCCGTCCTTCTCTTCGCTTTAATGGATGGTTGACACAAGCCCTGTCCGCACTTTCCACATTAGCGGATGGGGCTTTTCGTTTCCACCACAGCCAAATGTAATTATTAACAATTTAAATTTTAGGTAAATGACATTAGAATTTAACAAAACTGATGTAAATGTAGAGGCTTTACCAGTAGTCTCAGAGTTCCTTAACAAAGAAAAGAGAGGTATTGAAGTTGTAGAGATTATCGAGCATGACGGCAAACAAGCCGTGAACGCAAGGGAGCTGCACCAAAAGTTGGGCAGTAAGCAAGACTTTTCAACATGGATTAAAAATCGCATAGAAAAGTATGGATTCGTTGAAAATCAAGATTTTGAAGTTTTCCACAAAATTATGGAAAACTCAAATGGTGGTCGAAGTCGTATTGAGTATGCCTTATCTTTGGATATGGCAAAGGAGTTGTGTATGATAGAGAACAATGAGCAAGGTAGATTGTTCCGTAAGTACTTCATCGAAGTCGAGAAAGTTGCCAGAGTCAAGTACGAGCAGGAGAAGCTGGACAAGAAGGCTTCCGATTCCTTTGACATCAAGCTGAAGTGGTTGAACTTTCTTCCTGGTTATCTGAACCTCAGCGATGTTTCCAAATTGGCGATGGCTAAGAAAATTGCTGAACCATTAGGGTTGCCGACACCTGATTATGTGAGCGCACCGAATGGTGCAAAGCATTCCGCTACGGAGTTATTGAAATCTCATGGTGTAGGCTTGTCTGCTCGAAAGTTCAATGAGTTGGCGGTAAAGGCAGGATTATTGAAGCTAAAAGAGCGCAAGGGTACGAACAAGGTACACAAGTATTGTGAGATTACCAAGAAAGGATTGGCTTATGGTGAGAACGACATCAACGAGAAGAATATGAATCAAACACAACCACATTGGTATGATTCTAAATTTGGGGAGGTATTGGAAATCATCGGCTACAAGTCATCCAAGCAAGTAGATATGTTTGCAAGCGGTGAGACACACGATTAAACTGTAGTAATATTGATATATAATCGAGAAGGAGGGGAATGCGTGATGCACTCTCCTCTTTTTTATGTCTGAAAGTTTTTGTTTTTCACAATATAGATAAGTGTTGTTAAACTGAATGCTAATTTTTGGTAGAGTGGAATATAATAGTTATCTTTGTGGTCGAATTTCAAAACTTATAAGGATATGAAGATATTAGAACCGAGATATGAAATCCTATCCCAAGGCAAGGGCATGGATGGAGTTTACAAGCAGATAGAGTTATGCGGTCGCACTTGCTATGCGTCAAGTATGAAGATAGACAAAGACAGCGCAAAGCCTTTCGTAGAGCGTATGGTAAGCAGCAACCATCTTGCCATGTGTGAACATGGAACAATTTATCTCCATGTTGCTTACGATAATGACTTCTTTGTTCCGGAGTCTCTACTGGTAAAACACTATCGTGAGAACAAGTATTCCAAGGTGATGCAGATAGGTAACGATTACTATATTACGACTAACTACAGAGTTATAGTAGAGAATGAATGGTTTGAGGATTTGGACTATATTTGCGATCCTACGGAATGGCATGAGAAGCGAATAACAGTCCGCTTTACTACTCAGATTGCGGTAAGTAGAGAGGCTAACAGACATCGTGTAGATTCCGTAGCGGAACAAAGCACCCGATATTGCAACTATAGTAAAGATAAGTTCGGAGGAGAGATTGCTATCAACAAGCCAAAGTGGGTTAGCGAAGATGATGCGGTTAATCCATCGTCTTTTGATGGTGGAACATTTGTTGACCTATCAAAGAACATCGGTAGTTATGAGCATTGGAGTCCGGTAGAAAAATGGTGGTTTGCAAATAGAGTATGCGAAATGATGTATTTGTCTTTGGTCAAGGATGATGGTCTTAAACCACAGGATGCGAGAACGATACTTCCTCTTGATACCAACACGGAGTTGATTCATACAGCATTCGTGAGTGATTGGCTTCATTTCTTCGATTTGCGATCAAAAGGAACTACCGGAAAGCCTCATCCAGATATTGAGGTCTTGGCAACCCCATTGATGAATGAGTTCAAGGAACGAGGTTTGATTTAATCGCTTATGAAGAAGAAAGCCAAGCAAATAGCCAATGTGATGAGCAATGACTCTTTGGAGGTTGTTGCTCAGATGATTGTTGATGAGGCTAAAGGTGTGCGCTATGAAGTGTATGCTGATGGCTCTAGTAAGAACAACAAGTGTGGTTGCGGTTGGCTTGTGCTTCATAAGGGAGCGATTATCAAAAGTGGGAAATATACATTTATCACAGCCAAAGTGAACGATTCGGTGAGAGCCGAAATAAGGGCGGTCATTCAAGCATTGGGTGATTGCCCTCTTTTGTGTTCTGTTGATGTATATGTGGATTGCCAAGTGGCTATAGAGAGAATACAGGCTTGCAAGTTAGGAGACTTACAGCCTATATATAATAAGGTAGCGAAAGGCAAGGTGATAAGATACCATTGGGTTAAGGCTCATAGAGGTAATATGTATAATGAAATGGTGGATTCTTTGGCTTTTTCTGCTACAGAAAGTTAATTTTGCGCCTACATATATAATAAGCGTTAAAATGCAAAAGAAATACATTAAATAATTTGCATATTTCGATAATTCTTTGTATCTTTGCATCGTAATTAAGAAACAAGGTTACTAATTAAAAAGGTGAGACACACCGTAAAAACTGTGATTCGTTATGAATACTAGATTGAGTAAGAAAGAAACAATGGTTTATGGCAATATCGAAGTGATGGCTGATGTAATTGGTGGTAACAAGTACTTTACATTTGCTGAGTTGTATGATTTCGATTTGGATAATACCAAGGATGAGTTGAAAGAAATGTTAAACTCTTTGACAGAGAAAGGTTACTTGAAGAGTTTTCACGATTTCTACGAAACTTATCGAGTTTTAAAGTAAGAATAACAAAGGGGATATAAAATCCCCTTACAATATAAATTTAGAACGTGAGACACACGTAAAACTGTATTGAAACAATGAAAAAGGTATTCACAATTGAGAATGCGTTAGCGTTTTTATTTGCTCTTGAAATAGTATCTTTAATTTATTTTCTAGGATAGGGCTTATGCAGATTAAGTTTGGCAAAATAAAGTTTACTGCGGCTAAGTCCGAAAAAGGATGCCGCTTTGATGCTTGCTACAAAGGTGAGCATGTGGCTTTTGAGAGTGAAGATATGTCTTTGTATGATGATGTTTTTTCTGATAATAACAGAAGAGCAAAGGCTGCAAAGAGGGTGGTTTACGAGAATATAAAACACAAGTATTATGAAAATCATAGAGATTAGCGATTTCAACGCTGCCGATGAATTTGTCGTTGAGGCTATGATGCATGATGGCAAATTCAAGGTTATCGGCAAGGTTATTATTGATAATAATCTTCTGAATGATGATGATTTGGGAACCATCTGGCATTGTGCCAATTGGCGAACGAATGGCTATGAAAAGATGGTTGTCCCTAATGGGGTGTACAAAGGCTTAAATGCATTTAGTGATGGTCGAATGTTCTATGTAATTACGGATGATGAGGTCGGAGTGGTTAACGAGAACATTATGGTACGTAAGCATTACGATGTCAATAATGGCTATTACATCAAGTCTCCTAGGTTACACAAGGAGCAATCCAAGTACTTATGGTGCTTTGGTAGCCGTGAGACCATAACTAGAGAATATAAGTCAAACCATTTTATATGTGGTAAGTGATGGCAAAAAAGATTAATCATATTAAGCCTTCCTTCATTGAAGGTGGTGAAGTCTGGCATGATATTGATAAGTTCCCGATGCTAGACCACACTATTCTAGTTGAGTTACAGGTAAAAGGCTCAGACGGATTGATTTACCGGACGCAAGCTGTATGTGTTGAACGTGCAAATAGATTTGAGCCTACGATGTCTTTTGTCCCTAAGCGTTGGGCGTATGCGATAGACTTAGCTCAATGTAAGAAAGTGGAAGGATAAAATAAAATACAAATTAAGAATAAGCATATGGAAGAATCGAGAGGTGTTTACACATTACCAGTCTTGTATAATGAGCAAAGTGGTACAAACGAAGGTGTATGTGTAAGAAAAGAACTTGGAGTAGTTGTTGCAATCGACAATGAAGATGAGTTTAAGGGTGTTTTTTCAAAGGACGGTGAGGTTGATGTATTCAAGCAGTTACTATCACAAGAAGTGTATCGTTACTATACAGAGCACAACGCATTCCCTACTGGGCCTTTGGTTTCTTACAAGGTGGATGGCGACATCATCTTTGATTACGTTGAAGTAACTATTGGAAAGATGTATGGTGGTTATGTATATATTGTGCATTACAACTTTGCAAGCACGGCATCATAAGAAACAAGTTTGATTATGACATTAATAATAGATAGAATTAAGATTTCGGCTCAGATTAAAGTGTTGGAGGATATTGCTGTTGACTATAAGGGTAAGACAATAGATAACATCATCCAACAGCTAGAAGCAAGATTGAGTGTGCTGAAATAAGTTCAAATTCCAGTAGTTGGAAGATTATGAGTGGTGGACGTTTTGATTATGCTCAGTATAGGATTGCTGACATATATACAAAGATAGAAGATTATATTGATGGTCATCCATTGGATGAGGAAGATGAAAGATGTTTTCTCGAAGACCGATGGTTAGAGGAGGATGAAGACAAGTATGTTAGAAAGCATCATCATACGATGCCTAACAAATACGGCTTGTCTAAAGAGACTATCAAGGAATTTAAGAAGGGCGTTGAACTTCTGAAGAAAGCTCAGGTTTATGCCCAAAGAATTGATTACCTTCTTTCCGGTGATGATGGAGAAGATAATTTCCATCTACGTTTGAAAGAGGATTTGGCAAATTTAAAAAGTAAAAAAGGATAGATTATGAGTTGGAATTATCGCTTAGATACACCTATGATGCAATTAGCTGAAGAGGTGAACAAGAAATATGATACCGATGCAGGTAAGATGCTTCTTTGCACTTATCTCTTCATGGTATCAAGTGAAGAGGTCAAGGACAAACAAGCTTTCTTTGATTGGGTAGAAGAGCTGAGTAAGTCCTGTAAGTGTGATGCGGTAAGGGAGTACGTGGAAATCAAGGACAAAGCCGATTGGCTGCATGGTGGATTCAATAAGCCGATTTACCGACACTACAAGGGTAATTTCTATGAGTACCTTGGTGAGGTTACTGATAGCGAGACTTCTGAAGCTAAGGTTGCGTATCAAGCAGTGTGCGGACAACATGAAGTTTGGGTGCGACCAAAGGATATGTTCTTTGGTAATGTTGAGGTAGATGGTAAGCCGGTTCCTCGGTTTGAGAAGGTTGATTTAAAAGACTTAGAGAAACAAGCCGAGAGCAATGGACAGAAAAAAGATTAAGAGTTTGCTAGGTCAAGCAATCTTGCGAGTGAATGAAGTCGTACCGAATTTCGATGATTTGGATAAGATACTTCCTTTGCTTAGACAGGCGATTGATGAATTAGATAAGTCAGAATCGGGTTCAGTTTAGAAAGGGTGAAAAATGGCAAATAGGCATACGGTAAAACCAAAGGTAGTTCCTTTTGAGATAGCCAAGCTTCTGAAGGAGGTTGGCTACGATGAGAAGATAGCCGAATTTTGGGCTTACGCCAGCCCTTGGACAGCAAAGGGTGGTATTCGTAAGGGTGGAAAATATAGTGAGCATTACGGCAGTTATATTGCTTACTCCAATTCCGAGTGGGAGAAATCCAATATTGAGTTTTCTGCTGCATTAAAGTTGAGTAGTAAGCATCCGGCAATATCCGCTCCAAGCTATGATATGGTGCTTGATTGGCTTTTAGAGCATTTCGGTTATTATATTTGTGTCGCAAATGTCTCGAAAGGAAAGTTCTGTTGGCAAACTACATCATGGCGTGTAGAGGAAGGCTTGTGTCATACGGATGGCAAGGAGTATTTAGGCAGATACGAGGCGATGGATGCCGCTTTCAAGAGTGTCTTAAAGGCTCGCATTGAGAATAAAGATAACGAGGAAATCAAAAGACTTTTGGAGGAAATACAAGATGGAAAGACTTTATGATACTTTTGTACACGCAATAATGATGGAGTTAGAAACTCGTTTATGTATTGAACTCGAATGTGTTTATAAGAATATAACAAACAAGATTGTTGAGAAGAAAGGTAAACTCACCAACGAAGACGTAATTGAGTTTCAGAAAAAACTACAAGAAGTGTACGACACGAATGCTGCTATTCGTGAAAAGGTTACTGGTATTAAAGATTTCAAGAATTGCATCTTAACTAAAGAAGCATGTGAAGAGCTAATAAAGCGACTTAGCATGATTAATATAAAAGAAAATGAACAAGCAAAGAATGATAGAGTGGATAGCCACTTGTGATACAGGTGGCTCTTCAATGACTATGTGGAGTGCATTGATGGGGGTAAAACGAAAGAAAGATTTGAATATTCCCAAAGACAATAGTGACTTCCGTAGATGCTATGACATGGTAGAATACGGACACGTAACCTTGGATGAACTACAAGCTGTGAAGGAGCAGTATCCTTGGTTTGCTCCTGTTGTTGACAATTGGAAGGAATTGTCTCTTCTGTTTGAAGAAGAGCTGGACAAACGCTTGTATATGCGTATTCGTCAGCTTTGCGAAGAGTCAGATGCTATCCGGTATGAGAAAAAGGGAGAACTTTATTATGAGAGGAAATTTTGGTATAATATAACATAATAATCAAATTAAGAATGAAGAAAATTATCTTAATGTTTTGTATTGCGATACTCGGCATGAGTGCGCTTACAAGTTGTCATTCGGTTTCTCCCGATGCAGACGAAGAAGCCGTAATCGTAAAGAAGCCTTGGTTTATTGGGCATGGAGGTGTTGAACAGCAAGCAGTGCAGACTGGTCTCACTTGGTGTTGGTGGTCAACGAGTGGTTATTACTTCAAGATTGTTCCAGTCCGTCATGAGATTACCTTAGATGATTTGTTTAGTGACGATAACACGCCACTTGACTTCCATACTGTAATCATTACTCAGATTGAGCAAGGCAAGTCCCCAATTCTTTTGCAGAATTATGGAGAGAAATGGTTTGATACTAATCTCAACAATTATTTCTGCAATCTGGTTCGAGACCATATTTCTCAGCATTCCCCATTTGACTTGATGTCGAATCGGCAAGTGCTTAATCAGATTGACACCAAGATACGCAAGCAGATGCAGGACTATGTGAACGCTCTATCAAAGAAAAAGCAGATGCCTATCATCATAAAGGAGGTTATCATCGGTAAAGCTACACCAAACAAGGAACAGCTTGATGAAATGAACCGCACGGCAAAGGTTGTGCAAGCCAAGCAGACACAAGAACGTGAATATGAAGTGCAGATAGCAAGAGAAAAGGCTGAGCGACAAAAGGCAAAGGCAGATAAGGCATATATGGAAGAAATGAACCTTTCCGCTGGTCAGTTTATCAACCTTAAGTGGATTGAGACAGTAGCAAATAAGCAAGGAGCAAATATTGATGTTATGGTTGGCCCTGCGGAAAGCATGTGGAATATAAGACGCAATTAATTAATTTTTAAATCAAGTAAACAGAAATGAATAAAGACAGATTAAAGGTCAGTTTTGAGATTGACCGTTACAAGGTGATTGGTATGCTCTCACGAAATTGTGAGAGTGCTGAAGAATACAACGAGATTGTGGGTATTCTTGAAGGCAAGAATGAGTTTGTGCGTGATGCGAATGGTAACGAGGAACTTGCAAGCCGCATTTGCAATTATGCTTTGGATTCTATCTTGGTAGAGAATCCAGACTTGGCTCTTCGTAAGCGTTTGGATAAGGAACAGAAAGGCGAGGATGTTCCTGATGGAAATTCCAATGTCATCGAAATCAAAGGTGATGACGCAAAGAAACTTGTAGAAACCCTCTGTGGTATTCTTCGTAAGGATGAATGATGTAAAAAACATCAAAAGAGTTTAAATAAACACTAAATTATTTGCAAGGGTAAAATTAAATGCTTATCTTTGCATCGTGTTTGAAACAGATGGCCTTATGAGAGGTCGCTTCTACCATAAGTCAAGACTTAGGAGTTTACGGCATGGTTTCCAGGTTACCCAGCCCAGCTAGACTATAACAAGGCAACTCTAATTAGGGTGAGAATCCCTAGGCGCTGCATTAGACAAGTGGTTAAGTCGCCAGTTTTTCACGCTGGTATTCAAAGGTTCGAATCCTTTATGCAGTACAAATTTGCCCTATGGTGTAATGGCAACACTACAGGTTTTGGTTCTGTCATTAGTGGTTCGAATCCACTTGGGGCAACAAAGTAATGTTAGGAATGTGTTCCATAGATGGTGCGATATTCAAGCGGTTAAAGAAGATTGACTGTAAATCAATTCCCATTGCGGGTTCGGTGAGTTCGAATCTCCCTTGCACCACGAGTAATTTTTGTCATATTACGAGGAATGTAGCTCAGTAGTAGAGCACTTGGTTTGGTAACTAAGTGGGCGTTGGTGCGAATCCAATCATTCCTTTACGCTTTCGTAGCTCAGTGGCAGAGCATAGGATTTTTAATCCTAGGGTCGAAGGTTCGAATCCTTCCGTTGGCACAATGATACACAAGAAGAGAGCCGTGATGTTTGTTCTGTTGGAATCTCGGACATCTGTCAACGGATAACGTATGAAGCAGATGGGACGAATAAAGTTGTGAATAAGTCTATGAACTAGGGAAACAAACGGAATGGCTCTCTTTTGTGCTTCATTTGATGGTTTAACGAAAAATTGAAGAATATGAAAAGTCCGTTAAGAATGGCAGTCGCTTTAGAAAAGAACAACAAGGTATATCCAAAAGATGTACGGAAGTTCTTGATGGGATTGTACGCCACGCTGCATTTGACAGATAACGCAACGGCTAAAGATATGGAAAAGGTGGTATATTATGCTTTTCGGAATGGCTACCTGCTAGGTATTAAGTCTGAAGGAGGTGATGATCAAAAAGCGTATGACAGACTACCGGATTTGGGAGTAGAAGAAGATATTGGTGATGATTTAAAAAGATAGTCGATAAAATTTGGTAATTAGTTAGTAAAGTTTTTTAGGCTTTGGTGTGTGAACATCGAAGCCTTTTTATATATAATAAGGTAAAATAAAAGCTGAAATGTTAACAAGCCTCATATATCAGTTATAAAAGGTTAAGATACAAAAGAAAAACATTAAATAACTTGCATATTTCAAAACTTATTCGTATCTTTGCATCGTCAATCAAGATAAGTTGGTTGATTTGCCGAGTGACAAGTTTCACTCAATAAGGTGAGAGCGACACCAAGGGGTAAGACCCGAAACAACTAGCACAATTGATTATGTCTAAGCAGACTGGTTTTTCATTCGCAAGTTCAAAGAAGTCATTAATCGAGACTATTGACGAAATCAAGAAGTCAAAGATGCCTCGCAACGAAAAGATTGTTGCATTGAAGGCTTGCGGTCTTCGTGAGAAAGAAATCTCCGATATGTTGAAGGTTTGTGTACCAAGCGGTTCAACTTCAACGAGATTCGTTTATACATTCGGTGTTGAGATTGAATGTGTTCATGCCGAGCGCAATGCCTTGATAGAGGCGGGTCGTCAGAATGGTGTTGATATTCATTCTGAGGGCTATAACCACACCGACAACAAGAGTTATTTCAAGATTGTTAGTGATTCTTCAGTTGGTGGTGATGTTGACCCTAACGAGGTTGTAAGTCCGGTATTGAATGGCAATACAAATGGTATGGCAACTTTGAAGAAGGCTATCAAGTCTTTGGATGCCGTAGGTGCAAGAGTAAATTCTACTTGTGGTCTTCACGTTCATATTGGTGCAGCTAAGTTGACAGGCGAGCAGTATGTTAACGTCTTCAAGAATTATCAGAAGCTTGAAAGATTGATTGATAGTTTTATGGCTCCTTCAAGAAGAGGTAATTGTCGTTGGGCAGCCAGCTTGCTTGACAAGGATTTCTCTAATTGCCACGACAATTACGATATAAGACGTAGTGTTTTTTATGGAGACAGATATTACAAGGTAAATGCTGAGAGCTATACACGTCACAAGACTATAGAGTTTCGCCAGCATCAAGGTTCAACTAATTACAAGAAGATTGAAATGTGGGTTAAGTTCTGCGCAAAGCTTGTCGGTTGGTCTCGAAACAATGTCTTCACTAGTGAGGTTATGAACATCGAAGATATACCTTTCTTGAATAAAGAAGAGAAGGCTTTCTTCCAGAGCCGTAAGGATGCATTTGCAGCCAATAACGACTAATTGATGTAGTCCTAGGGTAAAATCCCTAGGACACAAAAAATCAAGTATTACTAAGAAAAAAGAAAGGGTAAAGATATGTGTGTTATTATTGTATGTCCGAAAGGTGTTGTTTTGCCATCCGTAGATGAGCTGAAGGCAGCGTATATGAGAAATCCCGATGGTTGCGGATTCGTGAGTGAGTCTGACCATTATAAGAGCTTGCATTTCTCTACATTTATACGTAGATTGATGAAGCGAGATATAAATGAGAATGTAATCATACATTTTAGATTTGCTACTCATGGTTCTGTCTGTGTCAAGAATTGCCATCCTTTCTACAAGGCTGGTTATTGGTTCACCCATAATGGAGTGCTCCCGATCTGCTCCGAGCATGATAAAACGGATAGTCAGATTTGCTTTGAACGTTTCATTTATCCTACTATCAAGAAATATGGTTGGGGGTCTGATGAACATATGAAAGAAATGAATAAATGGACAGCTCATGGTTCTAAGTTTGCAATGTTGCATAATGGTGAGATTTTGAAGTCCGGTAAATTCATAGAGCGTGATGGACGGTTCTATTCTAATTTGAATCATTTGGGTTATATGAGAAATGTCATAAACTTTTAGATATTTTAATGTTTAGGTTCTTTTTAATTCGACAAGCGTCAGATGTCCGTGAGGATATTTGGCGTTTTTTTTGTTATATAAGGTGTTTTATTTTGTGTTGCAATTAAGTATTCATTTTTGTGATAAAATAGCCTTAAATCGCTTATAAACACCCTTATTACTCACTTTTAACCAAAAGTGAGATACCTGCAAACGCTTTAATGCATTAATTACTCTTTTCGTATTATCTTTGCACTAGTTTTAACAAATATATCGAAAGAATGAAAGATAAAATTTTCCAGTTACTAAAACAAGAGTATAAGTCTCTTGGGTTAGGTGATGAAGTTCTTCAGGCACATGCCGAAATGCTTGACAAGATGGGGCTTGTTACTGATGACAACATCGAGACAGTGGTTGCTAGCCAAAAGAGTTTTTTGGAGTCCTTGCAAAAGGATAATGACCGCAGAGTTACCGATGCCAAGAAAAAGTTCGAGGAGGCACAGAAGGCTAAAGAAGATGCTGAACGCAAGGCTGCTGAAGAAGAAGCTAAGAAGAAAGCAGATGAAGAAGCCAAGAAAGCCGCTGAAGAAGCCGAAAAGAAACGTTTGGAGGAATTGGCAAAGAAAAACGAAATGCCGGACTATCTCAAAAAGTACTTTGAAGAGCAGGCAGCAGAGAAGAAAGCTTCTGAGGAAGCAAGATCCAAGGAACGTGAAGAGTTCAAGAAACTCGTTGAGACCTTGACACAGAAAAATACAGACCAAGCCAAGACTTACAACGAACAGATGGAGGAGCAAAGCAAGACCATTAAGGAATTGCAAGAAACTATCCAAAAGCAAGCTGAGGAGGCTAAGGCTAAGGAAGAGGCTGCTGCAAAGGCAAAGGCAAAGGCAGACCACGATGCGAAGATTTTATCGAAGGCTAAGAAGTTGGGCATTCCCGATAGTCGTATTGACGAGGGCTTCAATCTGAGCGATGATGCTACAGATGAAGCTATCGACACATACCTCTCAAAGGTAGCGAACAACTACAAGGCATTGCTACAACCACAATTCGGGGGCAGCTATCGTGCAAGCGAAGGAGAGCCAACAAAGGAGGACGTTGACAATGTAGCCGCATCATTAGTTCAGTCACTTTAAAAATTGAAAAACATGAATCAGGAATTGAAGACTACAAAAAAGCAAATTGTCTTTGGTGAGGATTCCGTCATTATCCAGAAATGGGAAGGCGACATCAAGGGCGGTCGTGCTTTGGATTGGACAGGCGTAAAAGATGAAGTTCTTTACGCAGGTCATGTTATCGTGACAGATGGTAAGGGAACTTACAAGCCATTGCCTATTGAAGCAGGCAATTATAAGGCTTTGGGTACAGCCAGTGACCCATTGGAGCATTACAAGTATGCAGGAGTTCTCTATCGTTCCATTCTGAACGGTGAGCCAGCGGCAATTATGACTGCTGGACAAGTAAACAAGGTAGCAGCTAAGGCTGCGAATGGTGCAGACTATCCGGATGCGTTCATTACAGCTATGCCAAAGATTGCTTTGGTTAGCGATGAGGATGCAAACAAGTTCGATGAGTCTGACGCAACTATGGATAAAGACTAAAAGAAGGAGGATAACAGATGGAAAAATCACTTTATTTTCAGTTGGTCAATAAATACTTCCCACAGCTTGTTGCAAGTGTAGTAGAGAAGTTGAACGACAAGAACCAGACCGCATTGACCTATATGTACCGAGACCACTTGACTAACACCTTTAGTCAGGACGGACGTTGGGCATCAATTACTGCGGAATACACGCGAGTTGCCGCTGATGTTGTATCAATGGATGCGGAACTTCCATTGAAGAGCCGTGACAAGGTTTCAACTGCTGAGGGTCAAATTCCAAAGGTTGGTATGAAGCTTTACATGACAGAGAAGCAGCTTAAGGATTTGGATAACATGATTGCGCAACGTTTGCCTCAGCCACAGATTTTGCGTAACTTGTTTGCTGACCTTCCTCGTTGTATTCAGGCGGTTTACGAGCGTATTGAAGATATGTTCCTCAGTGAGTTGTCAACAGGTGTAGCTTTGGCAACCCGTTCTGGTGGTACAGGTGTTCGAATTGACGTAGGTTTTGCCGAGAAGAACAAGTTCGGTCACGGTGCTAAGGCTTGGGATGCAGAGGACGCAACCCCACTTGATGATATTCAATTGGTTTACGACAAGGCGATGGAAGACCAAAACACCATCACTACCTGTTATCTTGATGATTACACAATTAAGTTGCTTGGCAAGAGCAAGCAGGTTCGTGCTCAGTTTGCCTTCAATCAGGGCATTGCAATTGATAGTGATAGCAATATTCCTATTTTGAGCTTTGAGCAGATTGCGTCTATCTTTAAAAATAAGTGGCAGACCAACTTGGTACGTGTAGCCCGTACTATCAAGACCGAGATTAACGGCAAGAAGGGAACACACAATCCTTGGGCTAAGGGTCACATGACCTTTACATGCTATGATAACCTTGGTGATTTGTTCTGGACTAACGTAGCCGAAGCTACAAGACCAGTTGCAGGTGTTACTTATCAGTCAGCCGATGAGTATATCTTGGCTAGCCGTTATTCTACTAACGACCCACTCCGTGAGTTCACTAGCTCACAAGCAATGGTTGCTCCTATCTTGAATAACGTTGATGCCATCTACTCTTTGGACTCAACACAAGCGGTAGGTTAGGCTTATGAGAGGTGAGGTAATTAGTCCGTTCCGTGATAAGTTCCATTTTAACACCATCTATGAAGTTGGTGCAATCTTGGACTTTGACGAAGAACGTATGAACTCCCTTATCGAACGTAAGCTTTGCAAGATGCTGGAGGTGCAGGATGATAATCATTCTGCATCTCCAAAAGACGATAAGGAAATTAAAGATACTCCTAAAAAGGAAGTCTTGAATGATGGAAAGGTAAATCCTGCAAAGGAAGAAGAAAAGAAATCAGAAGAGACACCCAAGAAGGAAGTCTTGAAGGAGAAGAAGGAGAGCAAGCCTAAAAAGGAGAAAACCACCAAAAAGGATGCTGCCGAGTCAACCGAAGAGACTTCTGAAAAGGAGAATATAGAAGAGGAACTTGACGAAAAGGCTAAGAGCGAGCAGGAGGCTGCAAAGAAAATCGCTGAGGCTATGAGTCAGGCTCAGAAATAATGATGTCACATGAAGATAAGAGAATACATTTCGCAGAAATTGCGTGCTTGGAACATAACGGATGCCCAATTGGAAGATATTTCGTCAGGTATAGACCTTGACGAAGAATATACGTCTGATAATTCGCAGGTTGTAGGCAAGGCGATGATTTCCGTAATCGAGGAACTTATGCTTGCCCCATATATGAGCAATGTGAACGAAAATGGATTCTCTGTCTCTTGGGACTACTCTAGGATAGGACAATACTATATGTGGCTTTGCCGTAAGTATGGTGTTGCTCCGGATGATGAAGTGGTGGCAGCTTTAGGGCTTTCCACTATCACGGATAAGTCTGATATTTGGTAAATGTCTAGGTTATGTTATATTCCCCTCATATATTAAAGAAGAAGTTCGTGAATAAGGTTGTCAACAAGTACAACGAGGTCATTAGTTCTTCAGAGGAATGGAAAGAAATGGGGCGTTGTCGATGCGATGACAACTCTACCGAGCATTTCACTACCGAGAATGGTAGCATATATACACCGAAATATCATATTGTTTGTGACAAGTGCCAGATTTCCGAAGGTGATGAAGTCAAGGTCTATTCCAATGATGGAAGCTACCGAGGAGGTGGAAAGGTCTATAATGCCCCTAAGTGCAATTATCTTGGTTATATGAGTATCTATGTCTGATGTTATAAAGGATGAGCTAGACGCTTTCTTTGCGCAGGGAGAAAGGGAAGTTGATGAGTTTCTTGACGGGTTAGGTAAAACAGCCGTTGAGCTTGATAAGACTAACGGAAACTACCGAAACCGCACAGGTAATCTCAGAAGGTCTAACTATAGTAAAGTACATGACCACACCTTGACCCTTGGCAACAAAGCGGAATATGCGTCTGATGTTTCCTCTAGGGGATATGATGTTATAGATTCGGGTATTCAGTATATCAAGAAAGAAATCGAGGATATGCGATGATAACAGAAATAGATGCAGGTCATGTAATCTATGATGACTTGGAGCTTATGGGAATGGAACGAAGACTGAAAGGACATCTGAAAAAGGGTGGACTTGATGGGGAAGAACCTATGGTCGGTGAGAAGATTCCCGATGATGGCATGATAGTCATCATCCCTAAGCGTATGAGTGCAGACAAGACATATTTCAATGATTGTACTATAGAGGTAAATATATTGCTCAAAGATATAGAGGGCGAGGCTAATCCTCAGTTGAACGAGCTTTTAAAGAAGGCTATTGAAATTCTGTCCGACAATGAAGTCGGAAAAGCAGAGGATGTATGGTATCGTTATTCTATCCGCTCCCACGGCATAGAGCAAGAGAGTAGGTTGAGTTGCCATTACGCAAACATTACTATTGATTTTGAAACATTAAACGTAAGATAAGATGAAACCATTTATTGGAATCAAGAGAATTTGGTATGGTGCTCCTCTTACCGAGGCAAATACACCTGCTAAGTTGGCTACATGGTTGAAAACCGCTACAGAGGTCTTGAACAGCCATGAGGGAACATGGGGATATTCTCAGGATGACCCTAGTGTTACCGAGTACAAGAACGAGCTGAACGGACAGGTTTACTATCGTGACAAGACCGATGAGGGTGCTAAGACTATTACATTCTCTATTGGTGTCTTCTCATGGAAGAACAAGGTTGACCTTCAAGGTGGTAAGATGTACGATTCAACCGGAGCAGCGACTACAACGGAGGCGAACGCAGTAGGTTGGTCTTCTAGTCAAGATTTGGAAAATATCAACAAGTGTATTGTTGCTCAGACCAAGACAGGAAACTACATCGTTTTCTCAAATGCGGCTATCGTAGCCAAGGGAGACCAGCAGGACAAGAATATCACTTTGGGTATTTCTGCCGTTGCCATGGAAAGTGGGACCGATGGTGTGGCTGGCGAGTACCAATGGGAAGGTTCTGCAGTTGTGGAACGGGAATAAGGTATAAACGACAAATGATAGAGGGGGATGGTATTACTGCCGTTCCCTTTTTTTATATTAAGAACTATGAGTAAGGCAAGTAAATTAGTTGCGGATGCTATTCTTGGGGAGGATTCCGTAACAACAATGGTGAATGGAAAGACTTATTGTATTTCACCGCCAACTATTATAAAATTGGTAAAGGCGGCTAAATACCTTGACCGTTTTGAGGAAGGCAAATCGCCAGGGGAAATCTTATGGATGATGAAAGATTTAGGTGACGCTTGCAAGGCATTATCTGTGTTTATACAAGGCGATGAATCCATTAGTGATGAATTATCTAAAGGAAAACTAGAAGATGTTGTCAATGGCTTGCAAAAGGCTTATTCTCTAATTTCAATAAAGGATTTTCAGAAGCTATCAATTTTGGCGAAGAGTGCGGCAAGGATGATAGCAAAACCACGACCATAGGAAACGATACACTCTTAGGCAAGATTGCATCTTTTATGGATAGTCTGCATTTGTCGTACCAAGAGGTCGTGAGAGAAATACCTTATAGGAACTTGCTACTGATGGCAAAAGACAAGCAAAGAGTAGCATGTGGTGATGTAATGTATGAGGTAACGGAAGAAGAGTTTGGAATGAACTTCAAAAAAGGATAAGTTTAAAATAATGCAAATAAAGTATTAAAAGCACTAAAACGTTTGCAAGTTAGCAAAATATTGTTTATCTTTGCAAGCGCAGAACAAAAAAGGATAAAATGGCGATTTAAGAAATTGATAAGATATTAGAGACACGAAACCCGATGGACTATACCGAAAGGCAGTCCGAGTCACTATTCCTTTGACTTTGCAATCGGTAGTTTCGTGTTTTTGTGTTTTAAATAAGATGCAAGACGTAAGGTTAATATTCGAGATACTTGTTTCCATGCTGCTTTGCGTTTGTCTCATATTGCTTGCTGTAAGTAGATATAGGCAAAAGAAAAAGCGTGAAGAACCGGAGCGAAAGGAAATGGACTTGATAGACTTCTTTTCTTTGGGAGGAGTTGCCTATTATTGGAACAAAGGTGGTAAGCAGCAGAAATGCTACACATATGAAGAATTTCTGAAAATCAAGGCTGACTACGTGGAGCTTTGGTTGAATCAGAACAGATATATTTTTAACTCTCAATTAGATTGCGATGATATATAGAGTATTTGTTTTGTTTCCGACAATAGTTGTATCAGATGGTATTGTCGGTATAGCTTGGCTAGGAAAGGTCTTTAGCTGGCGATATGGAAAGAACAAGAAAAAGAGCAAGAATGTATCCTTGATGATAGGATATAACACAGGAATGTCTCTTAAGTCGAAAATAGACGATAACGCTGCGGATGATTATTTAAGACGCATTGCCGAAGAAAACAGAATCTAAATTCAAGGGTTAGATACCCTTTTTACAACCATATTACTTGTGGTTATTTTTATACATCGGTTTTTATTAACGATTGTTTTTTTTATGGTAGATAAATGTATAAAAACGAGCACAAGTTCCCTTATAGATGGACTAAAAAAGATGCTAATTTCACAAAAGACAAAGGTAAGGTGATGTCTTGCTTCTGTTGTGGAGGTGGAAGTTCCTTTGGCTACAAACTAGCTGGCTACGATGTTGTAGCCTGTAATGAGATAGACCCAAAGGTTATGAAGATGTACTTGAAGAATCACGATGTCAAGTATGCTTTCAATTGTGATATTCGTGAGTTGATTACCAATATCAATATGGGGGGGCATATTATGAAAGAAGAGCTTCATAATTTGGATATATTGGATGCTAGTTTCCCTTGTTCGGTATTCAGTATTGCAGGTGACCGCCAAAAGGCTTGGGGAAAGGAAAAAGTATTCCGAGAAGGTCAGAAAGCACAAAGGCTTGACGATTTGGCTTTTTACTCAATCGCCCTCGCTCAAGAACTACAACCAAAGGTAGTGGTTTTTGAGAATGTCCAAGGTTTGTTGCAAGGTGAAGCTATCGAGTACGTGAAAGAGATTTACAGGCAGATGGATAATGCCGGATATATCTTGCAGCATTGGTTGCTTAATGCACGTAATATGGGTGTTCCTCAGAATCGACCTAGGGTGTTCTTTCTAGGATTACGCAAAGACCTTTGCAAGCCGTTTATGGTTCAGAAGGATTTGTTCGAGCGAGTGCCTAAGATAGATATGGACTTCAACGAGAAAGAAATTGTCTTGGATGAGTTTTCGGACTATAGTGGAAGACAGATTCCAAAAGGAGTGATGAAGTATTGGGAGCATAGAAACGAGAAAGACAATTCTATCGGTGATATTGTCAAACGGATGGATAATCGTCTTTCTATGTTCAATAATATGTTTCTTAAAAAGGATAAAGTATGCAATACTATATCAGCAATGGAAGATAGGCTTTTGTATTTTGATAATCCAAGTTATATTTCAGCGCATGATACGATTTTAGCATCAACATTCCCGATGGATTATGACTTTAATGGCATGAAGCCTTGGTTTGCTTGCGGAATGTGCGTTCCTCCGGTTATGATGGCGAATGTAGCTGCGAGAATCTGGGATTGTTGGTTGTCAAAGATTAAAAAGGAGGAATGCGCATGATAACAGCAAGTATGACTTCGGGTGAGATGCGTAGAGTACGAAACTTAGATGAAGCTAGAATCTATGAGTTTCAGATGCGAAAAGCTAATGAGCTTAAACGTGAAATGAGAAAGCAGAACGTAAGACAAATAACAAAGACCTTTGAGTTTGCTACACCGAATGCCGATTATTTTATCGTTGTAGGTGTAAAACATGGCGATGTATTTGCTTCCGGTGTGTTCATTTATCTGAAGGAAACTAACGAGTATATTCCTATGAGCAGAAATGAGGGGTATAGCGAGGATTGTTTTGCTATGAGCGTTCATTTTCTGAAGAGATATGCAGAAAGGTATTTGAAAAAGGATTTGCCGATAGCAAAGATATTACAAAAGATATATACATCGTTTACAGGTGCGGTTCAGCTTTATAGTGACGACAAGACAAAAAGGGTGGTGTTTGCTATTCCGGAAGGGCTTATACTCACAGAATACGAGCAAGAAAAGCGTATCATCCACTACAAAACCTTTGTAAGCATGGATATGCTAAAGAAGACACAGATGCAAAGTTACGAGAAGATTAGTGCATTTCTAATGGAATCATGTCAGCAAATAGCTATGGCAAGAGAAGCAGGAAATGACGAAAAGCTGGGCGTTGTGTACAGAAGGTTTTATGATGATATTGATTTACTAGACACTAAGGAGGCGCAAGCCATATATTCAGGTTTCTTTGAAAAAGGAGGTAACAATGAAAGATAAATGTATAACAAGGTTTCTTGGTGATATTAAGCCTATAAAGAATTACGAAAGGTATTATGTTAGCAAGCTGGGACATGTCTTTACTATTGGGAGAACGTCTCAATTAAAGGAAATCGCACCTTGCAAGACACCAAAAGGTTATTTGAAGGTATGGCTTTACAAAAACGGAAAGCGAAAGATGTTCTATGTTCATCGTTTGGTAGCGCAGGCATTCTTGGAGAATCCAGATGCATTACCAATGGTGAATCATAAGGATTTCGACAAGACGAATAATAACGTAGATAACTTGGAGTATTGTACCGCAAGATACAATGTGATTTATTCTGCTATAGCAAAGAAAACCTCTTCCGAATACTTGGGTGTTACTTGGAATAAGAGTGTAAGAAAATGGCAAGCTCAGTACCAGGTAGGTAAGAAGAAAACTTATATCGGATGCTTTGGTACGCAAGAAGAGGCTCACGAAGCTTATGTTAACGCTACAAAAGAGATTTGACATGCTTAAATTTGATAGAATATACAATTCCGACTGTATAGAAGGAATGAAACAAATAGAGACCAGGAAAGTAGATTTAATTGTTACTGACCCACCATATTGTATCTCCTATAAGACCGGATGGAGAGCAGACGACCATCGCTTTTCGAAGGAAATACTCAATGACGATAATGAGCAATTGATTATTGATTATATGAGCGAATGCTACCGGATTTTGAAGGATGATAGTGCTGCTTATATCTTCTGTAGTGCCAAAACATTGGACTTTTTTATGCAACAAGCGAGGAACGCAGGGTTTACCATTAAGAATGTGCTCATTTGGCGAAAGAACAACCATACGGCTGGAGATTTAGAGGCGCAATATGGGCAATGTTACGAGCCAATCCTGTACTTGAATAAAGGCAGACGAACCATAAACGGAAAGCGTTTGGAGGACGTATGGGACTTTGATAGAGTTCCATCTGATAAATTGGTACATCAGAAAGAGAAACCAATTCCCTTGCTTATGCAATGCATCTTGAAATCATCGGACGAAGGAGATTTGGTATTTGATGGTTTTATGGGTTCAGCAAGTACTGCTTTGGCTTGTATGCGAACAAACAGGAATTTCCTTGGCTTTGAATTAGACGGGGAATATTTCAAGGTAGCACAAAAAAGAATCAAAGAAGAAATGTTTAATCAAAAAGATATGTTTGGATATGTTGGAGATAGATAAGATTTATCAAGTTGATTGTCTGGATGGTATGAGCAAGATTGATGACAAATCTGTCTCGCTTATACTCACAGACCCTCCATATGAAATTTCAAGGAATTCCAATTATGCAAAGTCCGCTCCTACTGGTAAAGATACTGATAGATTCCGCATATCTATCGACTTTGGAGACTGGGATAAACAGGAAGCATTTGATATAGGCTCTATGATAAAAGAATCCTACAGGTGCTTGAAAGATGGTGGATATATAGTTTGTTTCTATGATTTGTGGAAGATTGGGGTCGTAAAGGATGCGATGATTAATGTCGGATTTAAACAAATTAGATTTATTGAATGGATAAAAACAAATCCTGTTCCAATAAATAGTAAGACAAACTATCTCACAAACGCAAGAGAGGTCGCTGTGTGTGGGGTGAAAGGTAAAAATCCTATCTTTAAAAGCGAATATGACAATGGAGTATATAGCTTTCCAATCTGTCGTGATAAGGGGAGATTTCATCCTACCCAGAAGCCTGTTAGTCTTTTCAGAAGCATTATAAACAAGCATTCCTGCAAAGGAGATATTGTACTAGATTGCTGTATAGGTAGTGGAACTACGGCTATTGCGTGTATTCAAGAAAATCGTAATTTTATTGGTTTTGAAACTAATAGAGAGTTTTACGACAAAGCAAACGAGAGAATAGAAAATGAATTAATGATAAAGCAAGATAGTTTATTTAGTAATGAAAGTTAGTGGGTGATATGATGGAGCTAAATAGAATTTATCAAGGTGATTGCCGAAAGCTTCTAAAGCAGCTAGACGATGAATGTATAGACCTAGTATGCTCTGATGTTGCTTATCCGGTACAAGCTAGAGGTGGGCGCAGTAGTATGAGTGGATATTGGACGGATTCTCAAACTAGAAAAGGTAAGATATTCAAGAGTAATGACATAGATATTTCGGAGTATATCAACGAACTATATCGAGTACTAAAGGATAAGACTCATTGCTATCTTATGTGTAACGACTATAATCTGATGCACTTTCTAGATGAGATAGGACGGAGTGAGTTTCACTTCACAAAGTGTTTAATATGGGATAAATGCACTAAGGTGTGTGGAACGTATTATATGAACCAAAAAGAGTATATCATTATGCTTCGTAAGGGAGGTGGAAAGCCAATTAATGAGTTTGGCACATCTGACATTCTGAGTGTTCCTATTCCAACCAACAAACGCAGGGATAAAGAAGGATTGATCAATCAGACCGAAAAACCAGTTAAGTTGATGGAGATTCTAATCAGAAACTCAACAAATGTAGGTGATGTTGTTCTTGACCCATTTATGGGGAGTGGCACAACAGCAAGGGCTTGCGTTAATCTTGAAAGAAAGTATATAGGCTTCGAAATAGACCAGCGGCAAGTAGATTTTTCCAATAACGAATTAAAGAGCATGAGTAGGCAATTAAGTCTGTTTTAAAACAATGGATATGAGTATGGTTATTCAATGTAACACAGTTGTAAGAAATGGGAATAAAGAGATAACGGATGCTCTTATAAAAGCCATTAAGGATGAAGCCTCGAAGCGTGGGTTGGTACGTGATGAATTGGTTGAATATTGCAACCAATTGTTAAGGAAAGGCGAAATCAAGGCTTGTATTAAGAATTTGTTTTATAATTTCAAACGTTATTTTTGGAGGTATTATTGATATGAGAAGAAGAAAGTTGAACAAGTCTCCAGTGCTAGGTCTCTGCGGATTTGTTGTCGGTTACGAGTGCAAGGAAAAGGGAATAAAGCTGATGGAGTGCGATAAGGCGCAAGCTGATGCAATCATAGTTCCTCATCACTTTTCACACAAGGTAACGAAGAATAGTTGCTTGAATCTTTTGGTATTGTACAAAGGCAAGATTAGGGGTGCTATGCAAATTGGGTATGGAATTCGACCGCATATCAAGACTGAAAAGGGCGAAGTGTTGGATTACCATCAAGTGAGGGAATTTGACCGAATGTGGTTGTCTGATGATATGCCAAAGTATAGCGAAACCATTTGCCTTTCTCTCTTACACAAGTATATTAGGGCAACGCATAAGGAAATCAAGTATCTTATATCTTATGCCGATACGTCCATAGGTAACAAGGGAACTATATATAAAGCTGCAAACTATGAGCATATTGATACCATTAAGGCAGATTTCTATGTATTACCAAGTGGTGAGCGTGTGCATCCGGTAACTATGTGGCATCGGCACAAGACAAGAGTGTGGGAGGTTCTGACGGAACTATACCCAGGAATAAAAAAGGCAGAAGGGTTTCAACTTAAATTTCTGAAGAAGTTATGAAGAAAAGAAATAAATATATTCCTTGTCATTTGCATCCAGATCCTGAGCATTGGGTTAGAAAAGGTCAATCTTGGAAGGCGAAGGTCGCTTATGAAAACGAGGATGATGCTTGGGAATTTCTGAATCAGAATCCGAAGTTAAAGGCACTCGGTTGGCATCCTTACTTATGCAAGGTTTGCTCAAAGTGGCATATTGGTAGGTTACATAATTAACGATTATGAAAAAAGAAGATAGACTTAAAATATATCGCAAATACGATGGGCATTGTGCTTATTGCGGTAAGAGTATAGAGTATAAGGATATGCAGGTTGACCATCTTGTTCCGAATAATCGAGGTTGTTACTCTCGGTGGAGCGACAAGGAGGGAAGGTTTGTCGTTTTTCATGGCGATGACTGTATGGAGAACTATATGCCATCTTGCAGGTCTTGTAATCTTCGTAAGCGTGATATGAGTTTGGAACAATTTCGCTCAGAGATTACTAGACAGGCTAAAGGATTGCTTAATGGTAAGGCTTCTTTCCAAGTAAAGATGTCGCTTGCTTATGGTTTAATCGAAGAGCACTTTGATAGACAAATTGAGTTCTACTTTGAGAAATTTAAATAATAGGGAATATGAAGAAGTTTAAGAAGTCGATAGAGATTAGCACTGAGAATATTTCAGACGTTCTTCAAGTGCCAATTGTTACAAGTTTATACAAGACTAAGAATTTTAAAAATCCTTGCCTTGAAGGTCGTAGCGTTCCTTATGATACTATAGCATTGATGTATGTTCATATCGAAGGCTTTGATAGCGATTTTTGTATTGACCAAGGCAACATGCTCGCTCTTGATATTTGTGATACTTGGTATGCCTTTTCAAAAGCAGGGTGGGAGAAACATAAAAACGATGAGGTATGAAGAAGAAAGGATATTACGAATACGACCCTGTTATCTATCCAAGAATGTTATGTGTCGCTATTGGAATGAACCAAGAGGACGCTAACAAGTGTTTTGAAGGTAGAAAAGGTGAGGTTTTGAAGGTTGATTTCTCTAATTCTAACGCAATAACCTACGATGAAGTTAGGGAAAAGTCGAATAAGAAGCTTTGTTCATTTATTAATTTTGCAAGCAAGGATTCTATGAGGATGGGGATTTGTTGCCATGAAGCTTCTCATGCCTGCGATGCCATCGAGGATGCTATTGGTATGGAACACGGAGGCGAGCCTTCTGCCTACTTGATTGGTTGGATTGCGTCTTGCATCAACAAGGCACGTTTGGGTATTGGTGATTTCGTTGAAATTAAAGATAAGGAAGAAAAGTAGCCCAAAGACAAAATACCTTTGAGTGCTTTGCCCCATCACTATATATAATAATGTAGTGGTGGGGATTTTTGTGTTAACATCAGCAAATTATCCGTCTGTATTATTATAGTATGTTAAATACTAAAAGAAACACATTAAATAGTTTGCATATTTCGATTATTCTTTGTATCTTTGCATCGTAATTAAGAAACAAGGTTACTAATTAAAAAGGTGAGACACACCTTAAAAACTGTAATGAGAAAATGAAAAAGTTTTTTGAAAACTTATCTGAAAAGATTAATGATGCGGCTTTTGAGGCGCAGCTTGATGATTTTGCTTGCGAGTTTGATGCTATTGACAAACCTGCCGAAATCGTGGTGTCTGTTAAGAGTCGAAAGGTTATCCATTCAAATGGAAATGTTTCCTTTTATCCATATTACAATGTAGATAAGATAAATATCTATGATGAAGACGGAGAAGACGTTTCTTCAAAATATCCTTTGTTCTGCCAAAGAGTTAAGGATTGCGTGCCTTCTTACAAGGATATTGAGAATAGTCTAGAAGAGGCAAATATGAGCGATACCGAGCTTTATTTCGGCTCAGAGGCTAATTATTTGCGTTATAAGTATGGTAACTAAATTGTTTGGATATGGAGTACGAAAATAAGTTTGTAGGTCTTTCATCTGTAACGAGTCACGACCTTGAAATATTAAGGTATGAACTAGAGTATGGATGGAAATTGGCTCTTATGCCAAATGATGTATGGTACAACTAATTACATTTAAGATTTCAAATTATGGCATATTATAAAGTTAGTGTAGCGGAAATCCTAAAGGATAAACCAGTAAACACGAAGTTATATTCTCCTTTGTTTGGGGATGTATATTTTTCACATGTAGAGGACAGTATTATAAATGTGGAACATCATGCAGGAGTATCAAAATTCTTTAATAGTGGCAGATATTACAATTTCGATGAATCAGAGCCGTTATTATTCCCTTCTATGGAAATGCGTGACTGGGAGAAGTTTTCTTGGAAGAGGGGTGATGTGTTGGTAAATAGCAGAGGTTTAAAGATACTCTTCGATAGATGGGCAAATGACAACTATACTAGTTTCTATGCAAAGACAATTAATTTGGTAGAAGATGGTTTTCTTGATACCAATTTACATACTTTAGCATCAGAAAAGGAGGCGAAATCTTTTATCAAATGTATTGAGGAAAAATTGGGTGGCAAACTCAATCGTGAGACCCTTGAAGTAGAGAAGGCTCAGCCAGAGTTCAAGGATGGGGATATAGTGTATATGGGTAATGCTTGGAATGAATATATTGGTATTATTAAGAATAGGACAAGTGGTAATCAAATTGAAACATATGCACATTGTCACAAAGATTCTAAAGAGGAAGCGGTATTAGGTCTCTGGCTTAATAAAAATGATTCTGATGAACTTCGCCTTGCCACTAACTCAGAGAAGCAGCAACTCTTTGACGCTCTAGCAAAGGAAGGCAAGGCTTGGGATGCAGAGACAAAGACTTTGGAGGACTTGCCAAAGAAGTGCGAGTTCAAGCCTTTCGATAAGGTACTTGTTAGAAATACAGATACAGAAGAATGGTTTCCAGGGTTCTTTGAGAAGTTTGATAGTACTTGGAATTATCCATATCATATAATGAACCGCCGTTGTATGACAGATTTTGCTTTTAAGCAGTGCATTCCTTACGAGGGAAATGAGCACTTGTTAGGTACAACTAAAGACGTGGAGGGCTAATTATGGGCAATGAGGATTTAACGAATTGCATACCTTGGTATTGCCCACCACGCTTTAAGTGTGAAGATATACAAGATGGTAAGGCGCAAAGAAGAATGCGAAGAAAGAATCAACTTAGAAAAAGAAAGGGTAGATTATGGTAGACGATAAGAAAATAGAATCTGCAAAGGAAGAAATCTACGATGATAAATTCCTTGGCTGCGGTGAAATGGTAGAAGCCTTCGAAGATGAAGATAAGATGGAAATGTTCGACAAAGAGGACATCAAAGAAGCTATTGGACTAGGTGCTAAGTGGATGCAAGAAGAATTTTTGAAGGACTTGCGGCATCCTGCTAGCGAAGTTCCTAGAAATGATAACGGAAAGATTCTCGCATTCTCAAAAGTTAATAGTAATATTAAGCTCTACGATATGAACGCTATGTTAAATGAAACTGCTTGTGATACATATCAAGAAATGTGGGAAATTAGAGTTAGAGCATATACTTTTACTGATTGGGTATTCGTAGATGAACTGTTAGACTTGATTACGAAAGGAGGTGAGCAATGAAAGAGCTTAAAGATTTGGTTGCTGGTGATGATGTACTAGTTGTAGGTAGGTCTTGCAGACGTATCGCCAAAATTGATAAAGTAACAAAGACTCAAATTGTTGTTAATAACACTAGATTTAGAAGAGATTCGGGCTGGCAATGCGGTGGTGATAGATGGAATGTTAGAAAAATATCTGTTCCTACAGAAAAGGAAATATCAGATGTTAAAGAAGAGAATCTTCGTAAGACTCTCATCTACGCTATCAGTTCTTTTGATTTCAAACGTTTATCAACAGATGTGTTAAAACAAGTGTACAATATTGTAAAAGGCAAAGAATGAAAGAGCTTAAAGTTGGCGAAAGAGTAACCATTACTCTTGAAGTTGTTGAACGTAAAGGTGGCTGCAAAGGATGTTTCTTTAGTACATCAGGATCGTGTTTTAAACGTGCTGATTTTGATTTTGCATGTTTAAGATGTGAACGTTCAGACAAAAAGTGTATAATCTTTAAAGAAGTTAAGGAGTAAAGCGTATGAATGGATTATTATCAATGATTGGAGTGGTAACTAGAATAGATTATCAAATGGGTGATGATTTTCCTTTTGGTTCTCCAAGCCCTAGACTTGGTACACCAAATGGCAACATTCCTTCTGATAAACAGAAGTGTCAGCCAAAGGCGCAGCATGAGTTTATCATCAAGGGTATTAAGATTATGGCAGCTTCTAAGAAAGATGCTATCAAAAAGTATAATCATCGTAAAAAGTAAAGCGTATGGCACAGAAAGAATATAGAATAGTCAAGATAGAGAAGGGTTTGTTTCTTATCGAGCATAGAAGTACACCTGATGGAACTTGGCAAGAGGTTGAAGATAAGCAGTTCAAGACTAAGCCAAAGGCTGAAGCTTGGGCTAGAAAGAACTTAGTTTAATAAAGTAAAGCGTATGGATATAGAATACATTCCAGGAGATTTGGTAATGACAAACGGAGTACCACTAGGTACAGCTAAAGATGTCGTTTACAGAGTAACATCATCAGACCCAACAAAGACTTTGGAGTTGGACGATGGAACGGTTCTGAAAGGTGTTGTCTGTTTAGAGAACATCGAAGGTGCGGAATTAGGAGATAAAGGCTATCTCTCAGGTGACTGCTGTGCTTGGGTTAAGGATATTGTTCCTATCCCTCTTACGCCCGCATTTTTGGAGAAGAATGGATGGAAGGTTTCATTAGAGTGTAAATGGATTTACGTAAAAGAAGATGATGTTAAAGTTTTCAGACTCTTAGACGATATTCATTACGCTGTTTATATAGGATTTGTAAGGCTATTAGAATTTCAACATATTCATCAGTTACAACATCTTCTATTTGGTTTAGGGCTTAACTCAGAAATGGAGGTGTAGGTATGTTTATAAGTGAATTTATTCAACAGCTTCAAGATGTTTACGATGAAGAGGGTGATATGGAAATTGCCATCAAGATAGATGATAACGACTTAGGTTCTGAACCTATTGTAGTGAAATCTACTGTTTATGAACAACTTTATATAGTTAATTCCTAACCGCCTTCGGGCATAAAATATAAAGATATGACAGAAGAAAGATTATCTAGAGCTAACGAATTAAGCAACTTTGTTAATGCTTATAAAGAAGTTATCGGTAGATATTGTAATGGCATGAGTGCTAATGAAAACAGACTGGGGAGTGCTCTAATAGATATAAACAAGTATGCGCCAAAAGAATCTGCCGACATAAAGAATGCTATAAAAAAGGCTTTAAATAGCATTCAAAAAGAGTTTGACGAGCTTTAGTAACTAACCTCCCTTATGGGATAAAATATAAGTAATATGACAGAAATAGAATTATACAACGAATTAAAGAATGTAGAAGGTCGTTTAAAGATGATGGATTCGCAAATATTAGAGCTTCACATAAAGGAGAATGATATAATGAACGACTTTCTAAGTTTGTTACCTTTTCAGAAAGGTGACAAGGTGAAAGATAAAGATGGCAATATCTTTATCATAGAACATCTAAAAGATGCCATATCTCTTGACAAGAATGAAATCAAGGTTCATTTTCTTATCCGAAAAATAAAGAAAAACGGAGAACCTTATCAATACGCAAACCAAGCTTGGGGAATTGATTATTTTTCCCTTGAGAAAGTAGTAGAGTAATAACCATCCTGCAAAGGATATAAATGTAAGTAATATGGAACAAATTTCATTAGAAGACAAAGTTAGTGAAACTTTGGGTTGGCTCGCAAATCAAATTGCGTGTACTCAAGTATATAAAAAGTGGGGCGAAGAATTTAAAAAGGAAAGTCTCAACGCTGCTTGGCAAAAAGTTCAAGAACAGTTTAAGAAAGATATTGATTGGAATACTCTTACGGAAAGTCAGTGTAAGGCTTTGCATTTTGGAAGTTGGCAATCCGAAGAAGATGTTGAGGAAGAAATTTCTTGTTTACAATCTGAATTAGACAAGGGACATCTTACAAAAGAGGAATTTGATAAGAAGGTTGCCAACGAGAAAAATACTCTTGGACTTCGTTTGATTCCTCTATATCTCTATCCTTCATTGCCAATCGGTATTACCCTAACGTCTATTTGTGGAGAAGAGAGAGTTTTTGATGGCTCAAACATTGATACGATATTAGATTTGGATGCCTTGCATGGGGGATTAAGCCGAAAAAAGATTAACTAACCACCCTCTCCTGTAATAGGGAGAGGGATAATTAAGAAGAATATGTACGCAAAAGTAAAAAAGACAGGAGAAATTTTATATGATGCTTATATGGACGAGATTGATAATGGCTACTATCTCGTTAAAGGCATAGACAAAGAAGGTAAAAAATGCTCGTTCTATCCTCATGAGACAACGGACTTGTATAGTTCAACAAAACTTATAGTTTCTTTCAATAAAAAAGAAGAAGACACTAAACATGTGTGCTTTCTAGGTAAGGGTGGTTGCGTCTTATGTGGTGGTGGGGAAGACTCAGAGATGAGTAAACTGTGCCATACGCTATGGATGCCACCAAAAGAATATGATAAAGAGCAACATTGTATTTGTAATAGATATGATACTACTTCTTGCAATTTTACAGAAATGGATATGAGTAAAGTGTTTATACTTGCAAAGAATGGTCGTTATATACCTTTTGAGGAAGCACTGAAAATGAGAGAAAGAATTAATGTATAACAGTATCAAACAGATTCAGACTAACAAGCCAACTCGCAGTCCTCCAAGAGATAGCTGCCGACTATCAAGGCAAAACTATTGACAACATCATTCAGAAGATGGGGCAAGGCTTGACGAAGTGATTAAACAAGAAACAATATAGAATTATGGATAAGAAAGAGAAATCAATCAATAGTCATATTGATAAGGCTATAGGCTATTCAGATAAGGCTCATGACGAGTTGCAAATCGCTCTAAATATTGCTTTGGAAGGAAAAGGGCTTAGTGACGAGGAAAAGGAACTTTTAAGCGTTGGCTTTGCAACAGGATCAGAAGAAGCCGTAGAGCGTGTTGCTGATGGTAGTTGTAATGATGAATATATCAGTGCATGGGATAGCCCAATTAGAGACTGCCGAATATCTGAGGTATATCACATGACAGGTGAGCAGATACGTGAATATTTTAATTTATAACTATGGATAAGAAGAAAGTTACAGAGCTGATACAAGAAGCAAAACATTTAGCAATTTTACGCAAATATGAAAACAGACAGACATATTTGAATAATTGCATTTGTCGTTTGGAAGAAGCTTTGAAGGAACTCAACAAGCCAGACTGGGTATCTGTTGAGGATGAGCTTCCCCCTTATTATGAGGCTGTCTTGGTCTGTCATAAAGATTTCCCATGCAATGTAAGAATTGCGAACAGGGTAGCAGGAGAAAGAAATAGCTTCATTGATTCTAATGGTTTTACACATGATGAGTTCGATTTACCCGTATCTCATTGGAAACCTATTGAAAAGTTGGAGGATTAATTATGAATAAAGAAAATATAAAGAAATTAATACAGAAAGCTGAGGAAAATGTTTATGCAATTAATTATAAATATTTAACTACCAATGTTGATGATAAATTAATAGCTGCTATTGAATACATTATTCAAGCACTTAAAGGTCTTAAAGAGTTGGAGGATTGATATGACAAAGCAAGAAGCAATGGCTTTCGCTATCAGCGTAGGAAAGCCGATAAGACATAACTCATTTTCAAAAGGTGAGTTTGTTCAATACAAAGGAAAGGAGTTAGTTGATGAAGAAGGAACTATCCTTCCTCAACAAGAGTTTTGGGCTATCCGTTCAGGTGGCTCTTGGGAGAATGGATGGGAAGAATATAAAGAGGATTGATTATGACAAGAGAAGAAGCTAAAGAATTTTATCCTATTCTGCAAGATTATGCTGAAGGAAAGGTGATTGAGTGTAGAACCAAACCGAGTGCCTTAGAAGGTACAGATGTTCCGAATGATTGGGCGGAAATGAAGGAGATTGAGTACTGGAATAATACAGAGTATCGCATCAAGCCAGATAGTAAGGCGAAAGCAAAGTACCGCCCTTTTGCCAATGTAGAAGAATGTTGGCAGGAGATGTTAAAGCATCAGCCTTTTGGATGGGTGAAGAACAATAACCTCTATCGGAATATCTTAGAAACAAGCGATGGAGCTATTTTTTTACCATCATTTCCTGGGGAGATGTTTGTGTCTTCTTTTAATAAGGCTAAGGAAAAATTCACCTTTGCTGATGGGACACCCTTCGGTGTAAAAGTGGAGGAATAGTTATGGATAAAAACGTTTGTGATAATACATTAGTCTTTGGTAGCTGCTATGCTAGAAGCTGTATTGAAGTGCCTTCTTTAAAGGCAGGAAGAGCGAAATGGAAGGCTTTCTATGATAAGTTCCCTTGGCTTAAAGGTCAACCTTTCTATCTTAGACGTTCATGCTTCTGGGATGGAGGTGAAAGAAATTTGAATGCAATAAAGATAAAACTTAAAAAGATATAGTTATGGCAACATATAGAATAGTAGATATGTATCATAAAAGCAAGGCTGTTAAAGGCATACATTATGATTCTTGGAATGAGCCAATCTTTGCGTATCGTGTAGATAAGAGACATTCATTGTTATTTGGACTTATCCATTATTGGGATTATGGTGCATATAACCTTTGCCCAGAGTATTTGTTTTCTTCGATTGATAAAGCCAAGGATGCTATATTGAAGGTTGATAAAAGTAGAAGAGTAACAATTTTATATAAGTAGCTTATGAAAGTAGAAAATATCAAATTCAAGGCAAAGAGTTTCTTGGATGGAGCTTGGGTACAAGGAGATTTGGTGCATAAAGAAGATGGAGCGATTTGCATATTAAGAAACGGATTTAATGTATCAGAAGTTGACCCTTCTACAGTCTGTCAGTTTACAGGTCTGAAAGATTTTGAGGGCAATGAAATTTGGGAAGGTGATATTATAAGTAGCCCACACTTTGAACGTGTAGCCACAGTAAAATGGGATGATTCTTTATGTGGTTTTAAATGTTCAGATGTTACTGGGAATATTAATTTTTCTTTTACAGCTATTGCTCACTGTTCTGAATGGTCTATTGTTGGTAATGAATTCGATAAAAAGAAGTAGCGTATGAAGAAAAAGATTTTAGACTTAGCCAAGTCAGCCGTTTGGTTCGTCTTGTGCTTGCTTGTAGGAGCATTGATATTTGAGGGCATCCGCTCTTTGGCTAATAGCGATGAACCTGCAAGGGATTTTGGTACATCTGTATTCACCAAGAAAGGGCACGACTATCTGCTAGTAGATACGAAACACGGAGTTTGTGTTATTCACGCCGAGAGCTGCCATTGCCGTTTAGACACCTTGGGTATCTATGTGGTTGATAACAAAGATACAACTTATGTGATTAAAAAGAAGTAGCGTATGAGTCTTAAAAAGAAAGAAAAACTAACGGCATATTGGGATAAGAAAGAGAACTGTATTGGTGCTTATCACCCTCTAGGGTTTATGACCCAAACAGATGCTCATTATCTCTTTGATAATGTCTTTACCAAAGAGTTTGTCAAAGAAATGACTGATAGAGGATATGATGTTACAACGATGAAGTTTGAAATCTCTCCCAAGCTGCCGAACTATGAGCGGTTCAATGGCTTATCAAAAAAGTATTGCAGAAAGGAGAAGTAGCGTATGAAGAAACAAATAGTCTTAGACGAACAAGATATTAAAGAGTTCCACGAGGATGCGGAGCATCTACGTTGGCTATATAACAGAATGGTGTGTGAGTATGGTGAAAGCGTTAACTTTGATTACATGCACCGTTTTGCCAAGATATTCAATAAATTAAAGCAATTATAGCGTATGAAGATTAGATTAGCAAAGAAAATAATGAAGCATAAATGTACTTTCCTCGATTTAGAAGAGGAGTACAAAAAGAAAGGGTATAATGTAAAGTGGTTGCTTGCATGGGCATCTTACGATAAAAGAAAGATGTGTCGGAATGCCTTACCATTTGACCACCGCATCACCAAGGCGATAAGTTTAACAAGTAAAAAGAAATGAGATATGAATGAGTTTACAAAGGTCTTTGCAAAGACAATAGAAGATGAAGCTATCAAGCAGATAGAAGTTCTATCCAATAGCGATGCTTACTCTGGTTGTGAAATAAGAATAATGCCAGATTGTCACGCAGGTAAAGGCTGTACTATTGGCACGGTGATAGAGCTGGACAAAAGAGTAGTTCCTAACACCGTAGGAGTAGATATAGGTTGTGGAATGAAAGTCGTTAGACTTGGTAAAGTTAATATTAATCTACAGAAATTTGACGAAGCAGTCAATACGTTGATTCCATCTGGTTTCAATATCAACGAAGAAGCTTCTGCATTCATACATGGATTAGTTGACGGCAATATGTTTGGTAAATTTCGTTCTTGGGATAGTATTAATGGGATGGATATAGTATATCGTTCTGTTGGTTCTCTTGGTGGGGGTAATCACTTTATAGAGTTAGATGCAAACGAAGAGGGTGAGAAGTTTCTTGTGATACATACAGGAAGTAGAAACCTTGGAGTTAGGGTATGCAACTATTACCAAAACCTTGCTTACCAGTATTGCCACAAGAAGGCTGCCGATAAGTCGGAGGTTATTGCCAAGCTAAAAAGCGAAGGCAGAGAAAATGAGATACAGAGTGTTATTAAGTCATTAGGTACTAAAAATATAAGCAAGGAACTTTCTTACTTGGAAGGTGATTTGCTCAATGACTACCTCAATGATATGCGCATAGTTCAAAAATATGCTGAACAAAACAGAATGATTATCGCCAACAGACTTGTAAATGCTTTAGGTGTAGATATTGATGCTAATTCAGATAAGTATTCTTTTACAACCATTCACAACTATATAGATACAGACAAGGGTATATTGCGAAAGGGAGCTATCAGTGCAAAAAAGGATGAGGTAGTCATTATCCCAATGAATATGCGTGATGGTTCTCTTATCTGCAAGGGAAAAGGTAACAAAGATTGGCTATGCTCTGCCCCTCATGGCGCAGGTAGATTAATGTCTCGTACACAGGCAAAGAAAGAGTTATCTATGGATTCTTACAAGAATGAAATGAATGGTATTTATTCCACATCAGTTTGTGAAGAAACCATTGATGAAGCACCTATGGCATACAAGCCAACCGAAGAAATTGTTGAGTTAATCAAACCTACGGTTGATGTCATTGATGTCATTAAGCCAATTTACAACTTTAAAGCAAAATCATTATGAGCAAGGAAACATTTGACTTCTCGGAGGCTCTGAGAAGAATGAAGGAAGGGAAGAAAGTGAGAAGAATCGGCTGGGGTATAGTTGACAAACTATGGATAGATAAAGATAAAAATATCAACATTTTCTATAAAGCAACAACACATTCTTCGGAAGGTTTCATTCATATTTTTCCAAGTTGTTGGAGTTATTTCACTTGCGAAGATATTCTCGCAACAGACTGGGAGGAGGTGGAATGATGAAGAACGTTCCATGTGTATGCGATTTCAGACCACTGCTATTCGCAGAACAATTCGAGAGATTAAGCAGGTTGGCACTTGTCTCTGTGTATGCAATTGCACTTAATAAGTTTTGGAAATCTTGCGAAGAGTCTTACAATAATCGTGTTGACGACCCTCGTTTGGATAGCCGTCCACCGTATCTTTGGCAATGGATGGATGATTCCGATATTTTGATAGGAAACAAGGTATATAGAAAGCCTTCTTTTAAGCCTTTTCTACACCTTCGTGATAGTGAAATTAAAAAGATTATAAATCAGTTTAATAGATATAAGATATAAGTATGAAAAAGAAAGTATTGCATCTGTCCGTCAAGAAGCAGTGGTTTGATATGATTTCTGCTGGCGAAAAGACGGAGGAGTACCGGGAGATAAAACCTTATTGGATTGAACGTCTGACTACTAACTGTGAAGTAGCTTATGATGTGGCGGCAGAAACATATTGCTGCGGAATGGTTTACACCCACGTCCTTTTCATCAACGGCTACCGCAAGGATAGTCCACGAATTGAGAAGGAAATTGAGAGTATCACCATCGGTAAGCCAAAGAAGGGAATGTGCCCAGACAAGTGGCTTGATACCGAGTTTTTTATCATTAAATTCAAGTGATATGAATTACATACAATGTGATGAATGTAAATATAGATTAGTCTGTAACGGAGAGTCACTTACTAGTGGAAGTACAGGAAGTTGCGACCATTGTGTTATCAGCAATACTCCTATATTTCCAAAGATTAAAACACCACCAGATGAAAGATACGCTGACATTTGGAATTGGTAAATATTCATAAATTAAGTTTAAGGGATATGAAAATAAAGAATTTACCTAAAAAGATTTATCTCAATATCTGTAGCAATGAAGATGAGGTAGATTACAATGAGCTGAACGGAGTAACGTTCAGCACAGAAAAGGTTGGTGTTACCGATTGTGATACGGAAAACGTTCCTTACGTGAATGCTGCATCATTATGGCACAACCTAATAGAAGATAAGCCACCATTAAGAAAGTGGGTAATGTTCCGATATAGTGGAGGTGGCGTAAATCCTACGGCTCTTCATTATGGAGCAATGAGTGACGAAATATGGGTTGTCACAAGAGGAGACGGAACACAGCGTATCGAAGCTCTGTATGAATGCTATGATAAGATAGAGTGGCTTGATTTTGATGAACTAAAATAGTAATAGCGTATGACAAACGAGGAATTTTGTAAGGCTCATATAGGTGAGCGAGTTCTTTATAAAGGTAAAGATATTGGCGCATACGTTGCAGGGTATGTAGAAGAAAAGTATATCATCTTAGGATTTAATGATTATACGGGTTGTATTAGTTGTTTCACTTCTAAAATAAAAAATCTTTGTGGAATGTATCACTCATATCGATTCGCAAAATTAAAGTATTTGGAAGTAGTAAAACATTAGTAATATGGAAAAAGATAACAGTTGTTTTAAGCTTTTATTTATTCTTTTTATATTAGGAATTTTTGCTTATATGGGTATTAACGATAGGTCTCATAAAGGTAAAACTTTTTGGTATGAAGTAATAGATAAACGAGAGTCTGTAGGAAGTCACTTCTCAATTATTAACAAGGGAGTGAGGACGGATTATAATATAATATTCAAACGAATTGATAACGGAAAGCTGTTCCCATGTAAAGATGTGGAGTATGGAGATTATATTCAATATCTGTTACACCACAAATACTCCATAACAGAGGAAGATATGCAAGAGCTTTCAGGTATTTATAATAGAGATTTCTATAAGTGATAAAAATAGAGAATATGGAAAAATATAAATATACAAATAAAGAGGAAAGACCCATTCCAAAATATAAGAATGGTGATATTGCTTGGTATATAGATAGTTGGTTTGAACATCCGCAACGCTGTATTATAAAGGGATGCTGCAACGTATCTTGGTTCGAGGGAAATGAGCTTAACCCTTCTGGATGGTGGATAGATTATAAATACAAACCCGACTATTGTGAACGAACTAAACAGCATACAATTAGAGAAGAAGAGCTTTTTGATACCGAGCAAGAAGCTTTAATTGCATTGTTCGAGAAGTTTAAAGAAAAAGTAAAACGTAAAGTAGATTTCTTTAGCAAAGAGGCAAAAAGGTTAGGCATAAAACAGCAGTTGTTATTACAATAATAAAAAAGGGTAGGGCGAAAGCTCTACCCCTTTCGCAAAAAAATAGCCCCTCCATCGACCAGTCTTGGTATGACAAGGCAATGCGTTGGGTTGACCCTGACTGGTGGGAGAAACACCCTGATGGCGGAAAGGATTCCTTGAACTTTGAAGAAGCTCTGAAGGCTATCATGAAAGCTACTGGTGCAAAAATGAATAAAAAGGAAGAGGAGAACAAAAACAAAGAGGGGGAAGACTAAGCTTCCCCTATCTCCTTTAACCCCAAATCCATTAATAGCTTATCCAATATCTCATTCACGTCATTACGGAAACTTCGGTAAGTAACATAATAGAAACTGATGTTTTTGTAATCATGGCTTACATTAGAACATGTACACCCCAAAACCTTAGCGATTTTTTCTCTTAACCCTCTTCTCATCTTAGAACCGCCAAGGGCACTAGGAGAATAAAGATAAAGAATAACAAAGATAAATTGCTTGCGTACCATTGTGGAATTTCGTCCGGCATGATAGCTCATAAATTTATCGTAAATATTGCCTACTTGCGCCAAATCTTGCATCAATGGAACGGAAAGGCTTATTTCTTCCTTGGATAAGATGGCCTTAGTTTCTCTAATCCATTTTATGCGTTCCATGATTTTCTTTAGATTCATTTCAATGTCTGATTCTTTCATTCTTTTCTGTTTTTAGTTCAACATTTCTTAGACGAAGTAAACCTCGTCTGCATCTATTTGTTTCCTAAACTTTTCTATGTTAGAAACTATCAACGAGCAGTGCTCAAACGAACTCTGCCCATTGATAACTTTTTTCTATTCTTGTTATTCGGTATCTCATTTTATTTCGATAAGAGTTAAAATGCAATAACCCAACAAGTCTTTATAGCTGTCAAGAATAGGTTCTTCTTTAGCATCCTCGTTCAAAGTAAGCAAAGAGCAAATACGATTAATCTTCTCTTGCAAATGACCGAATGCATACGGATAACCATCCTTAGAGAAACATTCCGAGAAAGCGTTTCCATACCGCTTATTCTTGGTTTTGAAAAGCTCGATTTGCGACCCGATGATGTCGTTATAATCAGAAACAATATACCAAGAGAGCGTAAGCAAGGCTTCCATCGCCATTACGCTGATATGATTTCGTAAGGTTTCTTTGTCTTCAGAAGATGCTCGAATCTCATACATAAGACGAAGGAAATTGGCTGCGCTTGAAAATAATCCGAGCTTTCCGAAGTCCTCCCTTAGAGACGAAACGAAAGTGGCATTATCCTTGCATTCAATCATGTCTGCCAAATGTCTAATCTCAAAGATATACTTGTTAGCATATTCGCTACACCCATTGTTATTTTGTTCCACCATGTCCGTATCCTCCTCCACGATTATTTTCCATATTCAACTCTCCAAGTATGCTTTCTGGATTTTCTACCTTGCGGAATGCGCCCTGACAAATACGAGTACCTTTCTTGACTACGAAAACATAATATTCGTAATCAGAATCAAGTTTAAATTTGCTATCTTTCGTTGGCATATAACGCTCAGAATTAACCCTATAAAGCGCACCAATATCGTCTCTGTAATCTTCATCAACTAAGCCAAGACAAATATCAATATCGGCTCTTACTTTAGTCATGTAACCAACTTGTGTTTCGTTCTTGCCAATAAACGCCACATCAACTTCCAGGCCTTTGTCAGTAAAGCCTGAACGTGAACGAATGTCCAAGCCAACTCCTTTAGGAAGTTCCACGCCTAAATGCAGATTTATGTGACCTCTTCCCATTTTCACCCAAGGCATATTCAATACCACATCTTGTGGACAGTAAAAATCAACTGCCGCAGCATTACCTTCCTTATAAGGAACACGACCACCTCGCAAGTCAAGTACATAAGCCTTGCCTTGTGCTACTAACTTCTTCATTAACTCCTTATCCATTGTATATAAAGCCTAAATCATTTAAAGTTCTACAATTCTTAACCAGTCCTTTTGCCCATAAATTACGCAACTCAGGTAACGGGTCTTTTCCGTACCTATTCTTTATGGTTGCTAAGGTCAAGATTTCCGGTTTAATATGTTTATCTCTTTTCTGCTTTATTAGCTCCTTCAGAATATTCTCCAAGTTCTCCATTGACGAAATCCTCCATTGTTATATTGTCAACCCCAAATTTATCAGCCAAATCATCATTCCCAATAATCAGCCAATTAGATTTGTCTTTGAGAAACTCTATACTCTCGGTGCTTTTTGCAGCATCAACAAAAGTATCATCAATATTATCAGTAGAGCGATATGGAACTACCGCCTTATCAGCATACATAGCAATTTCGTAAGTAATAACCGATACCATTTTTGCGAATGTTATATCGCTTGAATACATTACTTGGTTCTTGTCATATCCTAAGATGTTGACACGGACTATATTATCATCTGCTTGCAACGCTCTAAAGAAATCGTGCTTTAGCTGAAAATCCGTAATATCTATCGGATGTTCATTACCCGATGGAATACTTATAATATTCAACAGGCTTACAAAAATAACTTTTTTATTCATTGTCTTCTTCTGTCAATAATTTGTCTATTGTTTTTTCTAATTCGTTCAATCTCAAAGTATAATCCTCTTCGTAAACGCATGTCAATGTAGAAATAAAAAACTTATCATTATCTGTTCTCAATTCAATCTCCATGTATTCCTCGTAATAGCTATCGTATTTAATCGCTATCGAAAAGGAGTTCATGTAATCTGGGTTAAACCTTCTCTGTAAGGCTTGTGCCCTCGTAAAGGCATTTTTAAATTCATCCGTCATGGCTTAATATTTTGAGTAAGCATTTCCTTGTTCTTTGCCATCGCATCATGAAAGCCTATATCGTATCTGTCTGTTTGCTCCAGCTCATAGTTTCGCTTAATTAGTTCACTTGTCTGATACGAACTCTTTGCAAGTTTAATCTTAAAATAGACAAACTCAACAAACATAACCATAAAGCAAAGAACAAAACCGATAATCACCGCTACCTTTGTGTTCTCTTTACAGAACTTTACAATACACTTAGCAACCCAGCATGTTGTACTAACTATGCCTACAAGTACAAGGTAAGGAATTCGTAGCAGAACCTTACATAACATACCCATAGTTCTCTTCGTATAAGATGCGAAATCCGTACTCGTAAAAACTAACTTTAACTTCTTCATATTTTAGCCTATTTAATGTTTATCAAAAGTCTCTTATTTACGAACCACAACAAATCAATTCCGTTCATCATACAATATCCGCAAAGCATGCCAATCAATATTATGATCTTCTTGAATACTCGGTAATGCGTCATTTCTATCTTCAGCATAGACATCATCAAGTCTTCAAAGGAACGGTCTCTCATTGAGTCTGGGTCTAGCCTCAACGATTTGACATTCATCTTGTACTTATTGGCCATAGAGAATAATGTAATAGCAAATTCCGCTAATTTGTCCTCTAGTGTTCCGGTAACGAGTTTAGAATACACTTCTATCGTACCACGTCCATTAACATTTTCATATTCCCAACGCTTGGCATTGAAACGACCTTCATATTTGCGCATTTCTACAATAGCGTCAATTACGTTGAATGTTTCAGCCCTTTGGGTTTGGCTAGCAACATCGAAGTTGCAAGCCTCTATAATCTGTTCTATTTCTGCTATCTCCATTTTTTTATACTATTGAATCTAAATCAAAATCATTAGAGGGGATGAAAGCCACATGGTCTTTCTCCCTAGTCATCGTTCTCTCTCCTGTTCGCACGCAATTGATTGGCTTGGAATTTTTGTGTCGTACCACAAACGTTCCAAAGCTACGTATTGTTACTCTATCTCTATTACGTAACGACTGCTTGGTGAGGTCTATAAAAAAATTCACAATGGCTTGAACATCATCCTTACGGAACTTCTTGCCATTTACATCTCTAAGGTTCTTAATGATTGCCTTGACAATTTCTTCTTTCTTCATATTCTCTAAGTTTTTTATTCCCTAAACTTCTAATCAAGTCGTATGGGTCTATATCATATTTCTTGATAAAGCAATCCCTCAGCTTGCTTAAAACATTGAAATCTGCATTTGTTGTATTCTTGACTATCATATAAGCCGAGTCTAACCGAGCATCTGTTTTAGGGGCTTTAACCCGAAAAAGCTTGTTGCCTTTCTCGTCTTCAATAAGTTCCAGATTAACTTCCTCGCCTTTAGCTTTTTTTCTTGCTGACCATTCTTCATAAGTGATGGCATTTTGCTTGATAGTCTCATCCTCTTTAGCCTCCTTTTCTCTCTGTATATTTGCCTCTACAGATTTTATGGCATCTATGCGATGGGAGCAAAAAGTATTCAAGCTCTTTGTTATAACTTGCGGATTTGGCTTCTTGTAGAACTTTTCAAACTTTCCGGCAATAAACATCTTGAAGAAAGTAATCAGTTCATTCAGATTAAGGAAATAATACTCATCCTTTATAGCATTCGCAGTCATTATCTTGATATTGTCAGTAGCCTCATTATTTACAAAGCCACAAATACCATAGACATCAGAAACCCATGCTACAAGCCATGTTATTGCACTTCCCTCTCCATAGCACAGGTCAAGATAGGTTAGTGTTGGTGCGCTGCTTTTAAAAGCTTTTCCGATAGGCATCTTACTACCTACTTGGCTTGATGGAGAGAAAGACATTAGAATGTTATCGAACGTTCCATACTCATTGAATATTCGTTGCTTTTCTCTGTTGATTGAGACGCTGCACGAGGTTGGCTGACTCTTGATAATAGCCTTGCTCTGCATCTTTATTAGTTCCTTGCTTTCTGTCATCATAATTTCCTTCCAATACTTTAACGAAATTGTTTGGTCTCATAATCCAATCAAAACTTGCCATCCACCCATTGCTACCATTAAGAAATGCAGATGCGGCTGCTTTATCTATCACAAGTTTCATCTGCTCACTCCCATATTCTTTAAGCCGTGAATTAATCATTGACTTTCTCTTCGAAGTCAGGGCATGAACAAGAGGCATTCCTCTTCCAACGATAACCTTATTGAAATATTCGCAAACCTTCTTTGCTTTATCATCCACTTGTTGTACACTAGGGACGTTGTTCAATGCTATTCGTTCAGGTTCATTCTTGTGTGGTTTAGATTCTTCACCTTCAGCAAATTCTATGTTGTCTTCATGCTTCCAAATAAAGACTTTTCCGCTACCGATAGATAACATTTGTTTCTCAAATAGCCCCACAATAGCTTTTTTCACCTTTGCCACCGACATGCCTATCTTTTCCGATAATTCTTTGTTGCTTCCATATACATATCCGTCTTTGTCAGCATTAAATGAAAGACGGACGAAAGCGACTAATTCATCAGCATCCAAGCTACATGCTTTTTCATCTAATTTTACTACCATATCTTAAAAGAATGTATTTGTTAATTGTTTATTTCCACTCATTATTACCCACTTTCCTTTGCCGTTTTGATCTAGCAATTTCAAGTCTTCAACCTTCCCGAACCTCTCATAAGTACCGCAGAGGTCAACAAACCAAGGCTGTTTCCCTTTTGATAGTCTAAGAAGTCTTCCTACAACTTGATAGTATTGCGCTAATGAGCGTGTTGGCTTTGCATACACGACCGTATCTAACTCCGGATAGTCAAAACCTACGACTAATATTTGACTATTTACCAATACTTTAGTCTGACCATTACGGAAACGCTCGATGATTGCTTCACGTTCTTTTGGAGGAGTCTCTCCGCAAACCATTTCACAGTTAGGTATGGAATATGTCAGCTTCTGAGCTTCCTTAACGAACTTCGTAAAAACCAAGATACCTTTACGCTGTCCACCTCGTTTAGGATTAAGCAATCTTTTAACAACACTAACTAGCCATCCGTACAAATCTACACGTTCATATTCTTGCTTGACACTTTGGTCAGTGTAATCACGGCAAGTTGAATTGAGCTGCAAGTTTCCTTCGTTCCATTGTGGTGGCGGGCATTTGTAATAGTTCGGAAGACAGATATATCCGTTTTTTGCCATATCCTCAACTTGAACATAGTAAATAAGCTCCTTGAAAATCTTGTCTCTACTTCTTGTCAGAAACTTCAGTATGCTACCATAGTTCTGATAGGAATACAAACGGAAAGGTGTTGCGGTTAAACCTATGACCTTACTCTTTAATTTATCAAGAAACTCCTTATACATGCCGGATTCAGGTTTTACTAAATGAACCTCATCAATTAATATGTATTTAAAGTCTGTAAACAATTCGGGATGTCCTTTCACGCTACCAATTGTAGCAAAAGTAACATCGCTGATTTCTTTTGATTTAAAGCTAGCGGAATAGATGCTGGCATTATCAAATCCATAAGAACAATACTTCTTGTAGTTTTGTTCCAAAATCTCCTTAGTAGGAGAGAACACAAGCACTTTATCCTTGAGCCTAGCAGCTATATCTGCTAAAATCAATGATTTGCCCGATGCAGTAGGAAGCACTTCCAGAGCGTTCCAGTTTTTCTTCTTATCCAAGAAAAACTCAACAGCCTTCTTGCTTGCCTCTTCTTGATATGGTCTTAATTTAAACTTCATTTCACAAATAATATGAAATCACTTTTGTTACTATATAGGAATGCACAAGTCTTATGCATAACAAAAGCCCTTAGAGAAGACCTTACAGTTTTTATGGTGTGTCTCACCGAATACGATTGCAAAGATACAAAGAATAATTTAATAATGCAAGCGTTTTAATGCTTATTATTTATTATATAACATACTTTAAACTTTATTCATTATCTTTTTCTTCATTCATTTTCAGAATAAGAGCCGCATAGTATTTGTAGAGTTCTTGTAATTCAAACACAGACCAGTTCTTTGCTTGATGTTTCATTACCTCCAATAAATCAACTTGCTGCTCACCAAGTCGTTTTACTTCATCCATATCCAAAGGAATGTGAGGATGCTTTTGCAGATAAGCCAATCTTCCTAGCTTCATTACTAAATTCTTTCTATAACCGATAAGATGGTCAGAAGAGAATCTGTTGCATCGTTTGCATTCCGCATTCTGATTACGTGTATCAAAGCGCAAGCTCATATGAGTTCGTCCGCAATAATGCCCATTGTCGGCTTGGTCGATTGGTAATATTCGTCCACAACTGATACATCTGAAGTACTTATAGTGAAACTCTCTAGAGTCTCTCATGCGGATATAAACCGACATAAGCCTATCTAGCTTGTCAACCCACTTTTGCTTCTCGCTCCTTTGGTGTTTAGGCTTCTTTCCTCCTTTGTTAAATCTATCATAATATCCCATAATCTTTATCCTTTATCAAACCTAAAGTCATAGTTGCTGCTGTGGGGGTCGAACCCACAACCTTTTTCCGATTTGGGCGGACGTTCTACCATTGAACTAAGCAGCACCACCCCATAAGGGGAATTTCAAACCAGTTAAATATTTAGAAAAATGAAAAGCTTTACTCCTTTGTTTTATCCATATGCAAGAATACGTCCATGATTGATGTTTCCTTAAGACTTGTAATATTGTAATCAATCATAGTCTTACCCATAATCTCATCAACATTCTTGCGAGCCTTTTCAATGGTATCACCCTGCACAAGATAACGAACCTTAGTCTTCCTCTCTTTGTCTGATTTTTCGTCAATAGTAATCATGTTAATACTGCAATCGTAGTATTTATCCTCACTATCAACTTCTGAAAGGAACAACTCAGAGAAACCAGCTTTCTTCATAGTGACAATCTCCATATCACCATTTGTGTACACTGTCATTTCTTCGGTTGTCTTAGCCTCACATTCTGACCATGACAAGGCATCTACAACATATTGTTCTGTAGTTTTAGCGTTCGTTCCGTCTTCTAGAGTTTTCTCATAACGAACACCTACGATAAAATACTTTCCTGTTAATGATTTCATATTCTTTATTTTTTATGTTAGAGAATGTGGTATCGGTGAGGCTTGAACTCACGACCTAATGTTTTTAAGAAACATTTGCTCTATCCAACTGAGCTACAATACCAAGCATTCTATAGAAACTCTTTATTTAATTCTGCTTGCCTCTCCACCTGCGTCTGCCATACCATATAAGCATGGTCTTGTGGGGTCGGTATGTATAATCCTCTTTCCATAGAGCAATGATGAAGCCATCTGTCTATACATAAAGACATTTCTTCTTTGTCAAGGTCTGGTATGTGCCTCCAATATTGGAAGGTCTTGCCTTGCTTATTCTCACGCTCCCTAAGAAAAACATCCTTATTTACACGTTTGAACTCTTGTTCGATATAGTCCTTAGTATATCCTTCTTCGATAGCTACGTAAGTGATTGTTACCCACAGATAAGCATTCTGCTGGATTGTCCTAGATTGTTGTCTCTCTTTAAGGTCAACAACAAAGAACTTCTCATTATAATAATCACCTTGTAGTTTCTTAGCTTTGGCTATCATTGCCTTGGCTCGTTCCTCGAACTTTTCTAGCTCGACAGGATTCAACATATTATATACCATCTTTCTTTAATGAAAGGTGGAGAAAATTAATTCTCCACCATAATTAGTTTAAAATGGCGCATTAGATGCGTTAGTGCCACTCGGCTGCGCTGGTGGTATTGGGGCTGCACCTGCGGCTGGAGCTTGTGGAGGAAAAGGATTATTAGCAGCAGCTTGCATGCCACCTTGTGGCGCATTGTTCTGTGATTCAATCTTTTGCATCTTGTAGCCACGAACAGATGTAAACCAGTCTGTTGTGCCATCCTTCTTTGTCCCTTGATAAGATTCAACGTCAAAGAATACTTCAGCAATATCCCCGACATTAAAACCATCTGGAACATGAACATTCTTTCCACTGAAATCAAAGATGATGCGCTTTTCGTAACCACGTACACCTGTCAAACCATCGAAACGTGTTGCATCAAGCATCAAACGTCTCTTTTCAAATGGTTCTTTACCTTGTCTCTGAATAGACTGAATGCCTTCGATAGCAACAATCTTACCTTTATAACTATTTGCCATAACTTATAATATTTAATAAAACAATAAATTATCCAACTCTTTTCAAAGTCAAACTAGGTTTTACCTTAGTTACCTTTTTATACTTTTTCAATAGATGGTTGTAAGCTTCTTCGTCATCCGCATCAAAAGCCTTCGTGTCTAACGTAACCCTCTCAGAAGCAGACTTCAAGGAATAAGTGTAAATTGAAGTTTTATAAGACGTGAGGTTGTCATTTGACATACCATCAAAGATAGCTGCCTTCAACTCCTTTTCCTGTTCTTGCAATTTAGCAATGCGCTCTTGAACGTCCATGAGTGCGATTTCGTTATCTATAATATAATAAGGTGTTTTTGTATCATCACTATACAAACGACCTTCTTTCTCGCATCGGAACAATTCTTTAACATCGCTCGCAGGTCTTGGCTTGCCTAATGGGATGAGTTTACAGATTGTTCCACGCTTCTCGTCATCACGCAACCACATACAACATATACGTGTAACCTTCAGATGAGGATTCAATGTTTCAAAACCGAACTTATACATCGAGTTCTGCCAACGCACATACTCCTTATTAACGGAATAAGTACCCTTAATATCCCAAATCTCGACCTCATCGTCCGGTGCATCATCCTTGTGCATCACCAAGTCGATTGCACTTGCATGGTCTTCTCCGACACGAAGGACATATTCGCTACCAATTATCTCATATCCATTCTTTTTAATATAAGCGACAAAAGCCTTGACACTCTCTGAGGCTGGCTCAATACCCAATGAAGCAAACAACTCTACCTGCTCATGGATAATAGTGCCTTTTTCGGCAGCTTTCTTCAATACCTCTTCGCTTACGTTAGAGTACATATTGGGAAATACATACTGATGAAGCATACCTGTAATGCCACTTAATTCACGACCATCATAAAAGTATTGATGTGTGGAGTCCTCATAAAGAACTCCACTGTTATTCAATTGTATCATACTAATCTTGATTTAAATTGTGTCAACTTAGCTAAGAACTCTGCATTCTTTTGATATTCGGGATAAGCATCATAAACTGCTTTTAAATCCTCCTTGCTCTGTGCGAGTTCCATCTTTCGTAATGCACATTTGCGTTTAAACTCTTCGGACTTCTGAAGGTCTGGGAATCCGTTCCAAACTCTATCTACGTCCTCCCAAATTTGAGCCTGTTGCAATTGTGGATAAGCATATTGTTTTTGCTCATTAAGATTTTCGTCTTTTTCTTCCTCGCTCTTTGGAGCTGGTTCAGAGTAACCATATACTTCTTTCTGATTATTCATCCATTCAAGAACTTCTTGCTCGGTCATACCGCAATACCAACGTACAATGTTATTCTCATCTTGAATGATAAGTTTTGTAATACATCTGTTAGTATAGCCCACATATCCTACATGGAAAATCGTCTTCAGCTTTCCGCTCGAAGAATATTCAACATTTCGGTTAAGGTTAACGAATATCTTCTTGGGAGCGGTATATAATTCTCGACCAATACCTAAACAAGAGCAAGCACGCTTGAAAGAGTCGCTAGCTTGGCCTTTAACGGCTTCGGTGTTACTTGGCGTACCAACATCTTGCTTATCTATCCAACCGATACCTTCTTTATAAACGGAAACCGTACAAAAGAGGTTTTGACCAATAAGCTCATGCTTACGTTTCCAACCATAGATGCCGAACTTCTCATCTAATCGTCTCATGTCACATCTTGCGTCCTTGTAAAGCAACAAGGAACACCAGTCTGGTGACTTCTGATTACCACCTTGACCGACACGGACTTCTATCTCATCCGCATCAAGGAGGCGAAACTCATAATCCTTAATTTCTACGCTCTGCCCTTCTACAGGCTTCGCTGCCTTATTCTCTGCCAT